GGCCGCGATCGTGGGTATCGCCCAGGCTGCGTGGAACCTTCTCGGGAGCGTCATCTCCGGCGGGTGGAACCTCATCAAGTCCGGCGCCTCCGCGGCCTGGAACGGGATCACGTCCACCATCTCCTCCGGAGTCAGTCGCGCGGTCTCCTTCGTGAGGAACCTGCCCAACAGCATCCGCAATATCTTCTCCAACGCGGGCTCGTGGCTGCTGAGCGCCGGTAGGAACATCATCAACGGCCTCCTCAACGGGATCTCGTCGATGATCGGGGCGGTCAAGAACAAGCTGAGCAGGCTGACCAGCATGCTCCCGTCCTGGAAGGGCCCCGCCCCCGTCGACAAGGTCCTGCTCACCCCTGCCGGTGAGATGATCATGCAGGGCCTCATCAATGGCCTGGAGAGCCAGTACGGGGCCGTGCGCTCCTCGCTGCAGGGCCTGACAGAGGACCTGACCAAGCCCGCCACGATCGGCCTCAGCGCCGACGTGCAGCCGCTCCCAGCACGTGCCTCGGCCGGCCGTCCGAACCCGGCCCCGGAGTCCTCCGGATCGTTTGATAAGGGAAGCCGATCAGGCGCTACAATCAACATCACCAACAACTATCCGCAGGCCAAGCCGGACTCCAAGACTCGCGACGAGGTCGCCGAGGGGCTGAGACTGGCCGCGATCATCTGAGGAGGGTCACCCACCCATGACCATCTACTCACTGGACGGCACCGACCTTGACGACGTGCGCCAGCGCTGGGTGCTCGCCGAGGGGACGACGCTGTCGACCCGCGGCGAGCCCTGGAACGCCTCCGTGGACATCCCCGGACGGTTCGGGGTGCTCCCGATCGCGCCCTCTGTGCTGAAGTCGGCCACCGTCGCCCTGAAGTTCACCGTGTTCTCCTGGGCCGACGGCCGGAACGGGAACCGCTGCAAGGAGGGCCTGGAGGTCCTGGAACGCAACTACCAGGACCTTCTGCGCCGCCTGTACGCCTTCGGCCGCCTCCAGACCCTCCAGTACACGCCGAAGGGCTCTCCAGCCCGGGAGGCCCGGGTCCGGCCCACCTCCTCAGTGGAGCCCGTCTTCGACCCGCACTCGGAGACGATCACGTTCGCGATCACCTACGAGATCGTCTCCGGCCTGTGGCGCGGCGTGGCGGACATCGAGGCGCCTCTGACGGACATGTCGGCGTTCAACGGCTGCGTGATGCCTATCCCGGACGGGAAGCTGATCCTGGAGCCGGCGGCGCAGACCTGCACCGTGAAGGACACCGTCTCAGGCACCTCGCTCACCTTCACCGGCACCCTGAACGGCGGGGAGCACCTGCTGGTGGACATCGCCGCCTACCGGGCCTGGAAGAACCCCTCCCAGGGCTGGGAGCCCGTGTCCGGGTCCCGATCCGCCGACGGCGAGATCTCCATGAGCCCTGGAGGCTTCCGCGCCACGCCGAACGCTGACGGCCGAATCTCCATGACACTGACCGGCACGACTGGCCGCTTCCGCGGAAGGATGGCCTACTGATGCCCCGCGACCACGCCTTCGCACGCGGCATGGCGATGCGCTACGTCGCCTACGAGCAGGCCGGTGCCCGCCTCGGGGTGCTGCCTGACGCTCTGGCCGGGACGTTCACGTGCCCGCGCCAGGCCACGCCGTCGCTCACCCTGTCCTACCCGAACGGGGACCTGGGCGTACGCGGCGGCCTGCTCGACTCCGCCGTGGAGATCGCCGTCGAGCTCTGCTACGACGGCCAGACCTGGCACGAGCCGTACAACGCACGCTTCGTCAACCTGTCCTCGGAGTGGAACCTGATCGACGACGGCACCGAGCGCCGCCACGCCGACCTGATCCACATCGGGCACAGGCTCGAGGGCGCCCTCGTCTGGAACGTCCCGTTCAACTCCATGGACAAGGACGGGAAGTACAAGTTCAACTCCCGCAACGCCGGAGAGATCCTGCGCACCGTGTGGGACGCCGCCGTCAAGCGGGGCTGGGGCGCGGGCCTGACTCTCGACGTCAGCACCTCCATCGACTCGGCCGGCCAGGGCTGGGCGTTCCAGACGACCATCGCCTTCGACCCGTCGGTCTCCATCAAGTCGATCCTCGACACGCTCATGAACATGGGCATGATCGATTACCGGTGGCGCGGTCGCACCCTGCAGGTCTACAACGCCGATTCCGCCCTGAAACGCGAGAACACCGCCGTCGTGTGGCGTCTGAGTGCAGGCACGTCGTCGGCCCCGGAGAAGCTGGACTGGTCCCAGCTGTGCACCCACGTCCTCGTGAAGGGGGACGAGGGGCGCACGTGGACCTTCCCCAACCCGGAGGCCCCGGCAGGCATGCCCCGCACCGAGAAGGTCGTCAGCGCCGGCGGCGTCGCGCTGGAGGCCACGGCCCGTCGCGTGGCGGACCTGACGCTGAAGACCGGCGCCACGCCGGCGGCAGAGGTCAAGCGCGAGTGGGAGGCCGACGACCTCCAGTGGCTGCCCTTCGAGGACTACGGCCTGGGCGACTGGATCAGGGTCGAGCGCGGCAACGGCCTGGAGCGCATGCGCGTCACCCAGATCTCGATCTCGGTGACTGAGAACGGGCGCTGCCAGGGGCACACGACCTTCGGGACTATGCTCGACGACGTCCTCTCCCGCCTCGCCAAGCGCCAGAAGGGCGTGCTCGGGGCCGTCAACTCCGATGGGAAAAACCCCCGTCCTGAGACCCCTAACAACAAGAACGCCCCGGCGGCTCCGCAGGGGCTGATCGTCACGTCGGCCGCCGTCATCGGTGCTCAGGGCGACGCTGAGGCCGTCGCCACGATCCAGTGGCAGGCGGTCTCCACCGACACCGCCGGCGTGGCCGTGGACGTCACCGGCTACGACATCTCGGTCAGGGAGGTTCCCTTCCAGGCCGGGCGTCTGAACACGTCCAAGGACACTACCGGCGAGGTGTCCGGGCTGATACCGGGGAAAAAGTACGCCTTCAGCGTGCGCGCCGTCACTCGGGAGACCCTGGGCGTGTGGTCCCCGGAGATCATCGAGACGATGGCTACCGACGTCACGCCGCCTCCGGTGCCGCCGCCGCCGCGCCTGTCGCAGACTCTCGGCGTGCTCAACGTGGGCTGGCTAATGATCGGCGAGAACGGGGAGGGCATGCCTGCCGACTTCGCGGGAGCCGAGGTGAGCGTGCAGCTCCCCGGCGTGGCGCCAGGCGTGTTCAGCACGATGCCCACCCCGGTGCAGCGGATCTCCCTGGCCGGGCTGGAGATGCGCGAGTACGAGGTGCGAATGCGCACCTACGACCGCGCCGGGAACCGCTCGGCATGGGGCAAGCCCTCCACCATCACGCTGAAGCAGAACATCGACGCCGACGCCATCGCGAAGCAGGTCGAGGACAGGCTCAAGGGCAGCGACGCGATGCAGCAGGCGGCCCGCGAGGGGACGCTCAAGGAGATGAAGCACCTCACCGAGGCCATGACCCAGGTAGCCACCAACCTCGTATCGTCCGGGCCCGTTCCGCCGGATAGTGGAACAATAGGGTCCAGCATGTGGATCGCACCCGATGGACGGATCTTCGTCCTCAGAGCAGAAGGAGACAGGTAATGCAGCCATACTCAGCCGCTAAGCAGTGGAGGGACGGGTTCGGTGCGAACGAGACCCGCATCACCGCTGCCGACCTCATCCACATCGAGGACGGTATCAGTGCCGCCACCCAGGGCGTCACGAACCTTGAGACCAAGGTCGCAGGCCAGCCGGCCGAGATCCTGAAGGAGGTCCAGAAGATCGCTCAAGGGATCCGGGACACCCTGGACAAGGCGATCCCGATCGGGACGATCGTCATGTTCGGCGCCGAGCGTGACCCTGAGGGCTGGCTGAGGTGCGACGGGCGCCTCCTGGACCGCAACGCCTACGCGAAGCTCTACGCAGTTATCGGCACCACTCACGGGTTCACTAACTCCAGCAACTTCCGCATCCCGGATATCCGGGAGCGGTCCGTGGTGGGCACCGGCAACGGATCCAAGTACGACATCGGCAACAAGGGCGGCAACACGACCATCACCCTGTCGATCAACCAGATGCCCGCCCACACCCACGAGATCGGCGAGGTAGAGGACAGTCAGCGGCGCTTCCAGTCCAGGACATCCGGGCAGGACATCGGCATCGGGTCCAGCGGCTACACCTACCTGACCTCCACGGGCAACAACTCCGGAGGCCGCAGCCCGATCGCGACGTCGGTCGGCGGGTCGCAGCCCATCGACCTCCGTGACCCGTACATCGGGCTCCCCTACATCATCAAGGTGGCCTGATGCCTGGACCCACTAAGCCGTTCCTCTCCCCCGCGGAGGCGCGGGGTGGCCAGTACGTAACCGTCCCAGCGTTCGCCACGCCGGGCCACTCGTCCCCGTCGAACACGCGGGACGCTCCGGGCTCAACCATCGTCTACTCCCCGAAGGGGTGGCGCTGGGAGGAGGCCGGTGACGACTACTCCAAGACGGTCTCCAAGCTCACCGCCGCCACGATGGAGTCCGCGGTGCGCCGCGTCAAGACGTCCTTCGGGGAGGTCTTCTACATCCGCGGCGACTCGGAGACCGTACCGCCTTTCGTAGGATCCGCCGTCGGCGACACGTGCCGTGTCCAGGACGCCCAGACCCTGAACATCGTTGCTGAGTGGCGCTGGGACGGCGCCCACTGGGAGCGCATGCGGGTCACGAGCGAGCAGATCAGCAACCTCGACGTCGGCAGGCTGACGGCGGGGTCGGCCAACATCCCCGAGATCGCCGCCCGCAAGATCGCCTCCGACGTCGGCCGCTTCCTGGAGATCACCACGGACCAGCTGACCGTGACTGGCAACGCATCCTTTGTGAACGCGACCGCCCACCACGTGTGGACGGAGATCGTCACGGCCGGTCAGGGCGAGTTCGAGCAGATCAAGGCCGGAATGCTGGCCGCCAACTCCGTGAACGCCTCCAACATCCAGGGCGGCGCTATCGACGGGCAGGTGATCACCGGCGCGACGATCCAGACGTCCAAGCAGAACAACTCCGGCATCAAGATCGACTCCTGGGGGATGCGCGCCTACAGGCCCAACGGCCGGACGGCGTTCTCCGTCAATGCCACCACGGGCGGCGTATACGTTGATGGGGACGTCGGTATCTCCGACACGTGGTCCAAGGCCCGGTTCGTGGACATCATCGAGCAGCTGTCCGGTAACGACGTAGGCCAAAGAGGCGACCGCTGGGGCGTTGGCCTGGAGATGAACAGGCTCTCCTCCCCCTACAAGTACTCCGCCCTGGTGACGTTCAAGGAGGACCCGACCAACCGGGGCGGGATCCTGTACTTCCAGGCCCCGTCCAACACGGACAACGGCACTCCGAACATGCGCCTGTCCACTACCGGGCTCCAGGTGTACGGAGGGAAGACTGTCAACTGGAGCATGAGTACGTCTAACTCGGGCTTCCAGGGGGGCGCCGCAGGCAAGGCCTCGATCTCGGTCAACAACTTCTCGTCGTCAATCGGCATGAACGGGAACATCCCCTTCGAGGTCCGGGCGGACGCCCTCCACCTCAAGGTCGTGGGGAACCACTGGAAGGGTTTCTGGGCGCACGACAAGGCCACTGTCATGGGGTGGGCGCAGGAGAAGCAAGCCATTGTGGACGGCAGTGGCTTCCGCGCCGTGGGCGGGAAGACATTCATTATGCGCGTTCCGGGAGAGTGGCAGAAGCGCCAAAAGATGCTTCAGCACTGCTGCACAGAGTCTCCATATGATGGGCTGGAGTACTGGGAGAACGTCACCCTCGACGCTGACGGGCGCGCCACGTGGGTGCTGCCTGACTATATCCCGAAGATTGCTTCTCCCGTGGCGCCCTGGGTGGTGCTTGCGTCGTCGGCTGTGACAGCTACGCTCAACCGCACCGGCTATGGCGTTGACGCCGAGCCCTGGACTGTGAGCATCCAAGGAAGGCCAGAGGAAACTGTGGCTGTCCTCGTGAAGGGTGCTCGTCAGATCGATGAGTGGGACCCGGACACCGATATTGTCGGCCTCCGCGACAGAGCCTTAGAATCGGTATGGGTGGATCCGCCCGAGGTGGCGCCGCCGGACCTGGATGACATCCCTCGCGACGAGTGGGGCGTGCCGATCCCGCCCGAAGACTTTCGGCCCGAAGGAGACAGTAATGGAAACACAGAACACGCAGGTTGACGCGCTCGCCGTGATCGACGCGCTGACGATGGAGATCGCCGCCCTGACCCGTAGGGCCGTGGTGGCTGAGCAGCAGGTAACGGCCCTCATGGCCGAGAAGACCGACAGCAAGGAGAACAAGTGACCGTAGGATCCGTAACTGCTGAGATCGCTCGGCGTATCTGCGATGAGCAGAATGTGGGCTACAGCCAGCCTGAGCGGCGTAGCTGGTATGCGGCCGCTGACGCCCATGGTCGGGTGTCCAGCCCGCAGAACGCGGACTGCTCGTCCCTGGCATGTGGAGCCATCTCCTACGGCATCCACCACACCTATGGGGTGCCGTGGGGTAGCCCTGCCCTCCTGGAAATTAATGACTACTGGACCGGCAACATGCGCCAGGGCATGGAGTCGCACGGCTTCAATGAGGTCCCATGGAATGACTCAGACCTCGCCCCTGCCGGCGGCTTCCAGGTTGGTGACATTATCCTCTCAGCCGCGAACGAGGGCGGTGTCGGCCACGTCGTGATCGCCGTTGAGGGAGGCAGTGACCCCCTTGTCTCCGAAGCATGGATCGCCGAAGATGGAAGCATCGACGGCTACGCAGGTGACAGTACCGGCAGTGAGACACGCACCGTCCGCTACAGCAGCCACCCGCACACTCAGCGCGGCTCGTGGACGTCCTGTCACCGGTTCAGTGAGGCTAAGTTCCTCCAGCAGTGGCCGCAGTTCAAGGGGGGTGCACAGTCTGCTCCGGCTAAGCCCGCCCCTGCTCCTCAGGGTGCCCCGCAGCACGCCCATGGGATCGACGTCTCCAGCCATCAGGCGGGCCTGAATATCCCCGCCATATGGGCTGACTTCGTGATCGTGAAGGCCACCGAGGATGACGACTACGTTAACCCGCACATGGCCTCCCAGGCCAACGCCACCCTGGGTGCGTCGAAGCGTCTCGGCTTCTACCACTTCGCCCGCCCCGGTGACGCGGCGGGCCAGGCCCGGATGTTCGTCGCTACCGTCGGGTCGTTCCGCAGCAAGGCCACCCTGTGGCTTGACTGGGAGGATAATGCGGTAGCGCAGGGGCCAGGCTGGGCGAAGGCCTTCCTGGATACCGTGAAGCAGCTGACTGGTTCCACGCCGGGCATCTACATGAACGACTCCGCACTCAATGGCTACGACTGGACTGCCGTGGCCGCCCAGTACCCGCTGTGGTATGCGGACCCGGAGAACTACAACACCGTCTACATGGGCTACATCGACCCGGCGGTGCCGAGCGTCCCCTACTGGGGGCAGCCGATCGTCCACCAGTACTCCCAGTACGGGCAGTTGCCCGGCTACAACGGGAACCTCGACTTTGATCGCCTGCGTGACCGGGCTGCCTGGGACCGGATGATCAACGGGCAGGCCCCGGCGCCCGCCCCTGCGCCACAGTCGGGGAGCCTCGTCGTGGACGGCGAGTACGGCCCCGCCACCGTAAGCAAGCTCATCCAGGTGTTCGCCCCCGGATACTCTGAGGTGTACGCCATCGCCAACCTGAGGCGCTACCTCAACAAGACTGTACCCGAGGCGTCCCAGAAGCAGCTCACCGGCTCCGGGCGACTCCCCGAGGACAGGGGGTGGGACTCGCAGGCGATCAAGGTGTTCCAGTACTGGGCGTGGTGCTGGGTGCGGCCCGTCGCTGGTTCCACGTGGAACCAGTTCGCACCCGGCTGGAGCTTCGGCGACTACATTGACGGCGAGCCGGGGGAGGCTACCTGGGCGGCCCTTCAGGAGGCCCTGAACCGTTCGAGACCGGGCTCATTCCGGCTGATGTGACCGCGAACCGCGGGCGGCGGTAGACTAGAGGGTGGGGCGGAAGTCCTGCCCTCTAGTGTCATGTGGAAGGGGTTTCATGAGCGTTTACGCTTCTCCCTCATTCTGGTCCGGCCTTGCTGAGCGTGCGATCTCTACCCTGGCTGGCGCTGTCCTGTCAGGCATTGCCGTCGACAAGGCTATCTATTCCCTCGACTTCAAGGCGATTGTTGGTTTCGCTGCCACAGCTACCCTGGTTTCTGTGCTGAAGGCCTTCGCCGCCCCGGCTGAGACTGACCGTGGTATCGCCACCGCCGAGCCCGAGTACACTCCCCGCCACGCGAGCTGAGTGAGCGGTGCAGCCAGTAGAGAGCGCCCTGCCGATAGGGCAGATCCTCACATCACCTGACTTGATTGCGGCCATGGTCGCCCTACTGGCTGCGCTGGTGGCTCGCCTGACAAGCAAGCTGAAGAGCCAGCAGAAGCTAACTGAGGAGCGCATGGACCGCATGAGTGTCCATGTTGCGCGCGCTGCGGACGCCGCCGAATCCGCCTCGGAAGGGGTGCACAATAACCACGCCGTCAACCTGCGAGATGACCTTGATATGCGATTCGATGACCTGACTAAGAAGATGGATGTTCTCGCTGACGCCGTGGGTGCGCTCAGGGAGAGTGTTGCCGATCAGTCGCGCCGCATTCAGGGGCTCGAGGGGCAGGTTGAGGGTGTCCGCAATGACGCTAGGGTCGACAGAACTCACCTCTACTCCGAGGTATCCAGCCTTCATGATCGAATTGATAGAGTGAAGGATATTACAGGTCGACATCAGGAGGCTTCATGAGTGGCGGGTACGCAAGAATTACTGGGCGCATAGTCGGCCCCGAAGGGCTTGGGCGCATGGGGCGCGTCGAGTTCATCCCCATAGGCCAGTATCGCGCAGTCGAGGAAGGCGGAGGGCAGGCAGCCATATACCACTACGCCGCCGCCCGCCTATCCTCTGACGGATACTTGACTAGCGCCCGCGAAGAGCGATTCATTCAGCTTGCCGCCCCCGAGACTCTTCTCGAAGGCGAGATGAACTACCGGGTCATCATTGACATTCCCGGTGATTTCGACGGCAGGCGCGAGTACCTGGCTCACATCACCGCCGGAACCACCGTCGACCTTGTAGACATTATTCGGGGGAGGGTGGTCACAGACGTGACGCCGCCGCCCTCCCCCCACCCCCTGGTCAGGGTCAATGACCGGGGGAACCTGGAAGCAGTAAACCCGGCCGACGTCATCGACGTCGGGGATGGGATATTGAAATGGAGGGATGGTCTTGGCTGACCTTACTTGGTACTCGAAGACACGCGCCGACCAGGTGTTCGCCACCAAAGAGGAGGTGACGCAGCTCCGCCAGGACACAGAGAAGCGCCTACCGGACACCTCAACATTGGCGAAGAAGTCGGAGATGACGGAGGCCGACCTGGCACTTGGAGGCCGGATAGACGCCGTGAAGGCGACAGCTGAGGCTGCCGTTCCCCGCACGGAAGCAGCATCTACGTACACCACTAAGGAGGAGGCTCAGGCAGAGAGTGTACGCCTCACCCAGAGCATCGACAGCGTTCGCAGTACAGCGGAGGCTGCAGCAACGAAAACTGAGCTCACAGAATACGCCACCACGTCATCAGTGGCCTCCACCTACGCCACGAAAGAATCACTGTCAGGCTATCTGAAAACTGATGCAGCTGCAGAACGGTACGCCACCAAGGAGGCACTGGCACAGGCGCAACTCGGTGGCGGCGGTCAGGCCCCGGACCTTTCTGGGTTCGCAACGAAGGCGGACGTGAGGCAGGCTGACGATGCTCTTGGGTCGCGCATAGATGGGGTCAAGGCCACTGCAGATGCGGCTCTCCCTAAGGATTCTGCGGCCGCCACGTATGCCACTAAGTCGGACCTATCCCCCTACCTACGTTCAGCCGACGCTGCCAGCACCTACGCGCCCAAAGCGTCCCTGGCTGATTATGTCACCCGCTCCGACGCCGATCAGTTGTACGCCTCCAACGACAACCTTCAGCGCGAACTGGGGCAGAAGGCTGGCCTGGCGGACCTGAACGACGTCACCCGGCGAGTCGACTCCCTCGGGGCCGCGCTCTCGCCGTTCAAGCCTGGGGAGCGTTACTACTCCCCGGTGACGTATTTCTGGCCCGACTACTACGATGATGGCAAACCGGGCAAGACCTCAAAGTGGGCGCAGATCCTAAAGTTCGCGGGCTCCCTCGGCATCGTCATCCTAAACCGCAACAGCGGAAACTGGGATGAGTTCAACGTCGACTTCAAGAAGCAGGCCGAGCTGGCGCTCGCCGCTGGAGCCAAGCGCGCCGTGTTCTATGTGAAGACCCAGTACCTCGCAGCGACGCTCCCAGCAGGCGACCCTGGGCGCAACAACATCCCCAACGTGGACAAGTACACGCCTGATCAGATCCTCGGGCAGATCGAGAAGGCGAAGTCCCAGTACGGGGACGTCTGTCAGGGCGTCTTCCTCGATGAGGTGATCACTGGGTGGGGTGCCCAGGCTGGCCGCATCCCCGCCTACAAGTCCCTGATCGATAAGATCCGAGCCAAGTATGGCAGGGACTTCCTCATCGTCGTCAACTCTGGCGCGAACATATCTGAGGACATGTGCAAGCTCGACTTCGACGTGTGCATGATGTTCGAGAAGGATGCCACGGCGTTCCTGAACGAGGACCCCGGTATCCCGATTCTCCCGGACCACATGAAGGCGTACCCGTCTACGCGTTGGTGGGCTGTCGTCCATGGGGTGACGTCGGAGAACTACCGGAAGGTGTTCGACAAGGCCGACTCCCTCGGTATTGCGCACTTGTACATCACGGACGGGCAGTTGCGCGAGGATCCGCAGCAGGGCGGCCAGTGGGAGCCTGTCGGTAACCCCTACGCGAACCCGCCGTCGAGCCACATTCTTGAGCTCGTGGTTCCGTGGCTGAAGGGCTACCTCCCGCTGAAGCTGGAGGTGGATGAGCTCAGGTCCCGCCCCAAGGTTATCTCTCTCGGTAAGCATGAGGTGGTCCCGGCCGGGACGCCCGCAGGGACGATCATCGTCAGGAAGGAAGCGTAATGGCAGATAGTTCGCTCCCCGCATTTAGTAAGTGGTGGCGAGGTGATGGGGTACCGGATGGTGACGGGGCACTAATTCGGGCAGGTTCTTCTTCGACCCTGTTCGACAGTTACGCGCTCCCCGCGGGGGGGCGGAAGTGGACTGTTGAGTACGAGTACTCGGCCGACGCCGAGGCGGTCGTGTGGGTCGTGGTCAATAAGTACACTGCCGCGAATGTGAAGGTCGGGGATGTCGCCATCCATGATAGGCGTCTCCCGGCGGCGCAGAATGCTCGCGTCGTCATCGACTTTGACCTGCCTGCGGCGGTTGATGCGAAGTGGCTGCCGTCCATCGTTGTTCGCGAGTCGACGGATGTCAAGTTCGGCTACGTGAAGGTCTATGAGACGCCGGTGCAGTCTGGCCCGGCCACTACCGTGTGGGATGGCGCGGCTGAGGTCGGAGCATCCGTGGCAGTGTGGGACGGCATCAGAGAGGTGCCTGCAACCCTAGAGATTCAGGTTTGAGGAAGGAAACCATGGCAGACGAGAAGACCGGATACTGTGGCCCATCGCAGGTGACGATCAACATCGGCACGAGTGGCGTCAAGATCAACGATGACGGCAAGGAGCAGCCTGGCCTTGACCCAGCCCAGTACGTGACCCGGAAGGACTTCCTAGACGCACTGGAGCTGCGGCCCACACGAGATCAGCTAGAGACCCGGATTGCGGGCGTCCGCACAGACGCCGCGAATGCTTCCGCAGCTTCGGTTGTGGCTAAGGCTGTCGCGGAGGAGGCTAGGGCGCGGGCGGGGTCGGCTGACAGCGCGTCGTCAGAAGCGTCCGCCAAGGTGAACGCCCTCTCGGCCACAGTGGCGACCACCCCGCGCCTGCTGCGCCTCGATCGCGGAGCTCTTGTGCCTGAGGGGACCCCTGTCGGCACGATCATAGTGCGCCCGGCTGAGCCCATCAGCAGCGGCGAGAATTCGTTCCCGCCCGTGACCGAGTGGCCTGGCGTTACCGCATCCCCGGCTGGTGATGGGGTCATCGTTGACAAGGAGCACACCCCGCTCCACCCTGGCCCTGAGCAGATGCGCTCAGCCAAGGGGACGTGGGACATCGAGATCCGCTACTCTTACCACGGATCCGGTGAGGGCGAGGAGGAGGCTCTGGTGCCTCTGCGTATCGGCCGCCTGTGGGCCGCTGAGGACCTGATCGAGGTGCGCCGTGGGGAGGAGTTCGTGAAGTTCAGGGCGTTCCCTGGGGACAATAAGCTCTACAAGGCGAAGATCACGCCGATGGACGTTGACAAGCATATTGGCATGTTCAAGTTCGCCGAGAAGTGGGGCCCCTTCATTGAGTCCCATACTCCTGGCGGCGTGCCGGTCGTTATCCACGACATCAAGGTTACGAAGGCTGCCTAACAACAAGGCCCCCGCTTGTAACCGGCACGGTACAGGCGGGGGCCTTGTTTCACGTGAAATCTACGAGTAGAGCTCCCAAGCGGAGGCGTTGCCGCCCTGGGCCTCGAATGTGAGGATGGCGGGTTTGGTGGAGTCCCCACTGATGTTGGTCCACCAGTCTGAGCCGCGGTCGGCGGACGGGCAGGAGATGACCCAACGAGAGTCCCCAACCTGGCTGACACCGAAGTTGTGCCAGTGCCCGTGCACGAGGATCCTGGCGTCGTAGAGGCCGCTCCTGCGGCCGAACGCGAGGTCCCTGAACCAAGTGGGCACCTTGCTCTGCGAGCCCGCCAGGTGGCCGTGGGTGAAGCCGATGCGGGTCCCGTCGGCGGCGTCCACGGTGACGGCCTCCTCCCACTTCTCGGGCCGGCGGAAGGTGACGTGCTCATAGCCTGGGCGGCCAGCGATGATGTCCTCAATGTTGTGGGAGATCATGATGCCGAAGTCGTCGTCCGGCGCGTTGGCGCGGCTGTTCTTGCCGGTGCCGACCCTAACCGCACAGTGGTTGGATGGGACGGCGACGTAGTACATGGACTCGCACAGGGGGGCGAGCAGCTGGACAGCCTCGGCGTAGAGGCGCTGCACGGTGCGGATCTGGTCTGTTAGGGAGAGGTCGTTGGTTTGCGCCTGACTGGCGACGTTCCAGAAGCCCTCGGTGCTGTCTCCGACGTCTGCGACGATGATGCGCTTGTATGGATCCCTGAAGCGAATATCGTCCGCGATGTCCTTGATCGCCCGGCGCACGAGTCGGACCGTGTCCTCGGTACCGCCGCCGCCGCCCTGCTTCCCAAGCTGATAATCCGCCATGCAGACCACAAGGGTGTCTTCGTCGTCCTTGATGATCGGGGCGGGCTTCGACAGGAGAGGCTCCCGGAAGACCGGCTCCAGGTCCTCGTAGGAGAGGCGTCTGGCTTCAGCCATCTCGACGGCGCCCGGCTTCCAGGTGATCTTCTCGTAGGACCCGTCGGGGAGGCGTATGGTCTTCCCCCGCTGGACGATTGCGTCAACGGGGACGTCGTTGAAGAATGCGTCGTTTCCCTCGTTGGGGGCGCCGCGTCTCTTGAGCTTGGCGCGGTGGCGCCTCACGGTCGCCTCGGAGGTGTTGTACTTCTCGGCAAGCTCAACGTTTGTGAGTCGCTGATCCTCCGGGAGGAGGTCGTTCTCGATGATCGCTTCATCAAGGGGGGTCATGCGTGTTGTGTCTTTCTGTCCTTGGGTGCGACTGCGGCCCAGGGGGACTTTTGGTCAACCCCTGGGCCGCGCACCTACCCACTCATCGAACGGAGTGCTTGTATTCTATCGCGCCTACGAGGGCCTTGCAAAGGCTGACGGGGACGTACGCGGTTCTGTAACCTGCTTTCTTCCATCGCCATGTGAGGTATTTGGCGTAGGGGCGCCATGTGCATTGGGCTGCGATGAACTTGCCTTGTACAGCATGAGGATCCTTGGCGTTCATTGCTTCTCCTTGTGCTGCGAGCACAGGCAGTGCCCTTCCGGAGTGAGCTCAAAGTCCCAGCCATAAGCTAGGAGGGTTTCGACCATCTCGCGCTGATTGTCCTCGAATGCACTACCAGGCTCAATGGTGATTGAGGCTCGCTTGCCGCAGTGGTCGCACTTCACTGTGGCTTGCTTAGTGTTGGTCGTCAGGTCGTATCCCTGGTAAATGGTGGTCATTTGTTTCTCCTGCACGCCCCACAGAGGGTGGTTTCGGTCCCGACTTTCCAGCCGAGGGTTCGGGCGGTGGTTTTGATGGTTGATTCGACGGTCACCCAGGGCTTTGTTCTGGGGTGGGCTTGCTCGATGCGGGCTGTGCCGCAGCGGGCGCATGTGATGTGGGCGCGCCACTGTGGCCCGTTGCCTTTGATGTCTACCATCATTTTTCTCCAAGTGGCGAGTATGAGGCGACGTCCATAAGATTCGCCGGATATAGGTGGTTTATTGCTGGATGCGCCCCTGAAGCGGAGCCAGCCTCAACCGTGTTGACCAACTTACCCCAGTCTCGCAACCCATCCATAACGCGGGGCCATATTGCGGGCATGTGAGTGATGATGTTTTCCATCCACAAAACTCCTCCGGCTTCAACTTGGAGGACCACATCTCCAGAGTCCAGGATACTGAGTATCCATTCCCCGTAGCGCTCGCGGCACTCTATGTCGTATGCCTGAACTCGTATTGTCCTAGAACTGTGGAAGATCGAAAGCAAGTGTAACGGACGGTGTGTTGCGGCGGCGGCGACTATATCGGATAGCTGCTGCTTGGTTAGTGTGGAAATGTTCTCATCAGCCACGATTTGGCTCTTCCTGTTTCGATATGGGTGGCGGCCCATTGCTCGTAGTGTTCGGCGTCTGGGCCGCCGTAGGTGGGGTGTGTGCTGGCTTCTACCTCGTCGAGGATGAGCCAGCAGTCTGGGCAGTACCGGAGGGACCAGTGGTAGGTTCCGTCCTTCCAGGTGTCCCTCCGGTACATGAGCCCTTGCCTGATTGTGGTGAAGCAGGCGTCGCAGATGACTTGCCCCCTGGAGTGGGGGTGGGTCGTCCTGCGGGTCAGCCTCAAAACTGACGCATCATATAGTATACGGCGATCAATCGAGCCACTAGCGCCACTAGGACAAGTCCGCAGGCGATCTTTGCTAGCAGCCAAGGCAGAAGCAGGATCCCTGCAATCAGGATGGCCGCTACGCCTCCGTACACCACGATAAGCAGCGCGGTTGCCGCGATAGCATGGAAAATCATGGCCTTCTCAATGCTGATCATTTGTGTTCACTCCTATCAGAAGGGGGCGCCAGCATTGGCCCACGGGTCTCCCTGCGAACCCCCCTGGGGGGCGTTGAATGATGCCTGCTGCTGGCTGGTGTTCTTGCGGGGGGCGACGCCGCGGAAGCGAGGGAAGCGGATCTCCAGGCTGGTGCGCCGCTGGCCGTCGTTGCCGTCCCATCCGCGCTGAATGAGTACGCCACTGACGGTTACCTTGTCGCCCTTCTTGAGGGTGTCTGCGAGGTGGCCGTACTGCTCCCCCCAGAAGGAGGCGGTGACCCACAGGGGGTCCCCGTCGGGTTCCCAGTTGCCGGCCTGGTCCTTGCGGGAGGCGGTGGCGGCGATGCGGAACTCTGTGACCTGCTTGCCGCTCTGGGTGTACCGGACTTCGGGGTCCTGGCCGAGGTTTCCTTCGACGATGATGTCTGCTGCCATGGCTAGTTTGCCTTTCGGATGGGGGTGAAGAGGTTCTTGATGTCGTGCTCTTGCACGTAGATGACGGTGTTTCCGAGGAAGCGGAATGTGGGGATGTTGCGTGTCTTGATGTGCCTGTCGAGGGTTCGACGTGTGATGCCGAGCATGTTGGCCGCCTCGTTCTTGGTGAGGTAGCCGGGGATGGTTTTCATTGGTGTCCTTTCAGGAGTTTGGTGAGGTCTCCGAGTGTCATTGTAGCCCATTGCTGGTCAGGCTTGGCAACCCCGCGTCGCTTGTGGACAACGACGCCGATGAGGGCGCCCGCGTTCTCGGCCTCAACCCGTGCTTCGCGTGCCCACTTCGGCAGGTCCGTGCGGGCGACATCCTTGCATTCGATGACGATCTTGTGTTCGCCCATGCGCACGTTGGCGATGTCGCCCTTATCCTTGGCTCCGGCCTTGGGGGCGCGGTCGATCCTGTCATCCGCCAACTCCTCTGCAAGGTAGTCGGCGACCACTCTCTCAAACCGCGCCCCCGCCGCCTTGGCGCTTTTACGCGTCCTCGCCACAGGCTTGCCTAGCTCGATCTGCGGCACTGTTGTAGGCGCGACGCCACCTGTCTGCCGCGTTCCTGGATCGCTGGGCCTCGAGCTCGTAGTGCTCACGAGTACCCCGCTCGTAGGCCCAGGCGGCTAGGGCGGCGAGAGCAACAATGATGGTTGCTCCGAGTGCGAAGCTCATGCTTCCTCCTTTTCGATCAGTTCGGCAAGCCATGCGAGGGCGTACTGGGCGATCGTGAGTAGGTTCTGTTTCCTGCTTTTTGTCAGACCGTCATCGATGTCTCTGGCGACATCCCCGGCAATGTTCGCCATGATGGTGAACCCACCCCGATCAGGGTCAGATTCGACGCGCCACCTAACCTCATCGAGTGAGCCGCCGGCAACGGAAAGGGCGTTCGCCCACGTGGTGCACATGCAGACGATCGTCGCAAGTGTTTGCGCCTTATGCTTCGCCCCCTGGAGGGTTGCCAGCGCCCCCAGCAATAGCGCCAACCTCTCCTCCTGCCGGGGGTGGTCAAGATTAGAGGGCAAGTCGCCAAGGACCTTGACCTTGGCTACAGCCTGGTCGAGGGCGCTGGGCTCGTTGGGGGGCAGGTAGGAGGTGACCTGCTGGATAGCAGCGAACTGAGCGAATGGCAACTCAACACCAAGGAACACATCCCGTAGGCGCTTGAGTGCAGCGGTGGGGACGGCCTCAACCTCCTCCCATTCCTCAATTTCATCACCATCCCATCCTTCCATAAGATGCAGGCCGTAGCCTCGGTATGCGTTAACCGCGTTTCCCTTGATGGCGACAACGTCATTTAATTTATAGCCGTCAGCAGTTCCTTTGGTGATGCGGATGAGGGGTGCCGTGGGCCAGTTAGTCATGGCTGTTCTCCTTGGGGGGGTAGATGATGGTATAGGGGCCGAGGATCGGGTGAAGCTCGCTGCGCTTGCCCTGGGCGACATCTTTGACCAGCCGCCACCAGCCACCCTCGTAGCAGAGCCACGGATATCCGTTAGCGTCCAGCGCGACGGTCATGCTGGCGGCCCCGCGCGACGACTCCCCGCCGTCGATCTCACGTGGCCGGCTGGCTTCGCACTCTTCGAGGAGCGCGTTATAGCGACCCTCCCACGCGTTCTTCTCGCGGGCCTCGACCCATAGGTCTTCGATTTCCTCTTCGAGGTCGGCGATGCGCTGAATGAGCGCGTAGATGTCATTGACTGCACCCTCATAGCCACACTTCTCGTACTCATAGTTCCTGAGCTTGGCGACAATCCTGGACGGGACGCTCATCGCTCCTCCGATCGTTCGAGGTGGTATTCGTACTCTTCTGCGATGTCTACGGCCTCCTGGGCAAGGTCACGCAGGAGCCTGACATCATCCAGGTCCGCGTCCTCGATAATTCTCATGAGCTCGTCATCGTCGTAGTCGTCGAGGGCGGCTTGGAGTCGTTGGATAGCGGTCATGCTTGGGGTCATTCCTGGTGGCGGGTGAGCCAGGCGAGTGCGAGTGCCCCGACCTGAGTGACTTCGGCGATGGTGTCGGCGTTGTGACCGGTCCCCTCGGCGTTGTCGTAGGTGAGGGAGGCTGCGACCTCCCCCACCTCCTCAGCCAGGGCGTAGAAGCGCAACTCGTCGGTGGGACCGTCACAGTCCAACGTCATGCCTGGATGTTTGGCGGCGGCCCGCTCATACTCGGCGACGAACACCTCTCCGAAATCCTCGACTCCATAGTGAAGCAAGAGCTCCATCGCCCCCATCGCGATAAATTCGAGCTTAGACCGAATGGAGTTGTGATGTGGGGTAGTGTCGGCTCGCTGAAGGTTGGCGTCCATGAGGCGCTCGATCGAGAAGCCCAGGGAGCCAACGTCGTCACACAGTTCACTAGTCAGCCCCAGGGTGCTCCATGGCTTCCGGTTGATGTACGCCCCCAGGCTGGTAGCCTTCTGTCGGATTTTCTTCGCCGTGTCGCTGTTGTCCGGGTTGTGTGTGCTCATTAGGGTTTCTCTTTGTTCTCTGGTGGCTTATGGTCGGGGCATGTGACCCTGTATGACTCCGGAGCGACTGTCCAGCCGAACCGGAGCGCTAGGCGCCTGACCTTGTTGAGCTCGTTGATTTCAGCGTCATAGTCGGCTGGGATCGCGCTCAAACTGATCTGGTTAGTGCAACCAAGCCAGTCGCAACTGATTGATGCACGCGAGTACTCCACCGGGATGATCTGCCATGGCATGTCAGTACCACCCGCACCGAGGGTAGGGTGCTGGGCGCCAGGCGCCATAGATGCACTCGTCGTGCCAGGGGATGTGGCGGCGAGTCCACCAGCCACCCATAGGGATCATGAACATGTTCGTTCTCCTTCGTTCGTGAGTGTGTATGTGTTTCCGTCCCAGTACCGCACTGGGACGGTGGCGGGGTCCTCCCACCATGCAACACCGTAGCCATCCTGTTTGGCTTCCTCCCGGTGCTGCTCGATGTACCCGTGGCATCCCCTTACCCCGTCCCCACAGAGGAGGATGAGGTTGGCGGGACTGTTGATGGATGGGTCCTTGGTGCCGCCCATGCCGCGGGGCTTCCTGTGCTGGATGCTTGCGGCGTAGGTGGCGATGTGGCGGCCGCAGCGGGCGCACCGGTGCTGGTCCCTCTCGTACACGGCCTCCCTTGTTTCCTGGGAGGGCCCTGTTTTCCTGGGAGACCCCTTCCGGCGCGCCCACCTTGCGCGGGACTGGCTCATTCCGTGTTCTCGATCTCGATGAGGCTGATATCCCCCATGGCGATTAGCTCCCGGATGGCTTCCTCCTGGGCTGGAGAGACGCGGGCCGAGATGCGGGGGTCTGGTGTCACGAGCTCAACCCCGTCGGGGATCTCCCCTGTCTGTTTGATGAACCCGTCCAGGGCGGCTTTCGCCGTGAACCACGGGGCGGGGATCCGGTGGATGGCGTCGGGCTTGTTCCACTCGAGCCACCTGACTAGGGCCTGTTCGTCCGTCACCTGATAGGAGGGGGTGGCGGTGGTGACGCTGATGGCGCCCACCTGCTCCCCGTTGACCGTGGCATACGAACGGTCTCCCGGAGCCATCACCTCCATGAGCTCATTGAGGGCTTTCTTCTTCTCCTGGGAGGCCACTTTCGCAACGTGCGCTGCGATGGCGGCCCTGCGGAGCGCGTTCTCCTTGTTCACTGTGCCTTCCCTGCTCCGTAGTTGTTCTGTAGCCATGCGCGGAGCATGTCGGGGACGGCTTTACCTCCGGCGGCGAAGTACTCCTCACGCACCTTGTCTCCGTTTAGCTGGTGGGCGGCGCAGAATCCGTCGAGGATCATGCCGCACTGCTCGGCCGCTGTCCTGTTGGGAACCCCCTTTTCTGCTGGGAGGGGGGTATTTCCGTCGGTGCCCCTATTCTCTTGGGAACCCCCTATTCTCTTGGGAACCCCCCTTTCGAAGGACTCACCATCCGGGTCGGGCTCATCCGTGGGGATGGTGAGCGCCTGAAGCAGGAACGTCCGGTAGGCGACACTCATTGCTTTCGCGATCGCCTTGTCCCCGAAGTCCATGGCCTCGGCCGCAACCTTTCCGTGGATGCTGTCCCCGCCGGGCCCGTAGACCCGGTAGGTGACCTTGACGACTACCTCAGCGGTCTGCTTTCCGTTGGCGGTGGTGCCGTTTGATCGATGCACGTCCACGTCCTCGGGGAGGATGGTGACTCCGTACTTGCGTAGGGCGGGGCCGACTGCGTTCATTACCGCGTCGATCCCCCTGAAGTTGAATCTCTGGGCTTGGTTCTTGCTGTCTTTCTTGACTGCTTGGACGTCCCCCATGACCTTGTTTAGGGCTTGGTGGACTGTTGGGGTGTCTGCCATGGTTTCCTTCCTTTCTTGGGAACCCCCTATTCCGTTGGGAACCCCCTATCTGGGGTACGTGTACGGGCGGTACGGGCGAAGCACGTACAGGTACTCGCTGAGACGCTTGAGCTCAGTACCGAGCAGCCTGCGGTCGCCGTCGTTCAAGTGCCACCACGGGCCGCGCTTGACCCACTCCGTGTCGTCTTGGTCGTAGACGGCTTCACCGTCCTTGAGGCGCCGCATCTCCCCGTAGGTGATCACGGCATGCTCCATCGGCTCACTCAGTGCCATTGCGCTCCTCCTGGCTGATCGCCCTGTCGAGGTAGGCGCGCGCCTTGCGCAGATCGACGATTCGACTGGAGGCGTCGCCCTTGCGTCCGAGGCGGGTGAGGTACTTCAGTGCGTTCCACACGTGCGGGTCATCGGGGGCGATGGCGTCCAGGACATCCCAGGACTGGAGGTCGACTGTGCGCTCCGGCCCTCCCTGGTCGGCGATCGCACCACCTAGCCACGTGTAGTGCTCGGGCGCATCCACCTCACCCCCCTCCTCCGCGAGGCCAGCGGAGTCGGCTTCAACATCCCACTCGTATAGGGTGCCGATCTTCCTGACGGTATCCACGTCACTAGCGCTACAGCCCACGAGCGTGACCCTGCCATCAGGAATGTCTGTCCCGCACGTCTGGAGCACCATGGGGCCGGCACCCACGATGTGCAGGTGGCCGCCGGCGATCCGCACGCAGGCCTCGCTGGTTGAGGCGATAGAGAGCAAGCCACCAGGGTGCACCCAGTAGTCCAGGGGCGGGGTGTCAGCCGAGACGGGGACGTCCCCCAGGACGTGGATGGCGTCATTCAGGGAGGCGCCCGCCTCGATGGCCAGCACCAGATCTGTGTGCCGATATGCGTAGTACGTGCTCATATCTTCTCCTCTCTAGACCCCGCACGGTGCGGGCATCTATGGGCCGCCTGGACCACTGGTAGATCAGCCCAAGCCCCTATGGATCGAAGTAAACGGGGTCGGGTCCAGGCGACTCATAGACGGGCAGGCTGTGTCGACTACGCGGCGCCGGAGCGGTGCGTGCGGTGTCTGCCGTCTATGGGCGTTTCTCTGTGTAGTTCTCAATCAACATGCGCAAGCGTTATTTAGCAGCTGTCCGCGTTTCTGCTGCGCTGTCCTCTAGGTGAGGCGGCGGGCCACTATTGCTAGTGGCTCACCGTCCTTCCTAGCGGGAAGGCGTCTCCGTAGCTACGCCGTAGATCTCGGGGCAGTAGATGCAGTGGACGTACAGGCGCGCCATGGGGTCCGAGGAGATAACCTCACCGTCGTCAGTGATGGTCACCCACGCCCCGCCGCCGCGGAGGACAATCCCCTCATCGGCGTACTGGACTCTCCAACCCTCCTCGGCGAGGAGGCAACCGTCTCGGTTGCGCGGCGGCGCTTGTCCTCAGGGTCGATAGCCTTGGTGTCGCTCATGCTGTCTCCCTGGAATCATTGTTGCGACGCACTAAGTACCTGATAGCCTCCTGTGCCGTCAGGTCGCCAGCCAGGAAGTCGCCGCTGTCGGAGATGATCTCTATCCACACGTCAGGGTTGCCGTCAACGCCCCTGTCGACGGTGATGTCCGCAGAAATCTTCTCGAGCGGGAAGGTCAGCGAGACCTGATTGTCGTTGGGGGTTGTCTCCATGTGACAGGGAATGCGCGCCTGTAACATAGCGTCTTCGATCTCGTTGACTGCCTTCGCGAGCACTGCAATCTCGATGTCGTTCATTTCCTATCCTTGTTCCGGTGGTGGTGGTTCGCGCCGTGGCGGAGCGCCGGGCGATTGGTCAATCGGGCCACGGGCTAGCCGTCGTTTTCCACCCATAGGGCGGAAACGGATTCCCGCGCGGCCGCATCGCCGCCGACGACAATCCCCGATGAGGAGAGATGTACGCTCACTGCCCCGTTTTCGACAGACAACCCAATGGGGCGGCCGTAGCGCGTTTCTGCCGAGACGCTCCATCCGGCGTCCTGTAGCCGACTGCAAGTGCGCTCGAGCCGCTCGGCGCGCTTTTTGGCTTGTCTGAGGAGACCCGCCATATCGGCAACACTGGTCCAGTCCGCTACGGCCTCGCCGACGATACGTTGCCCCGCAGCCATCCCGGAAGTCTGGTAGTGGGCAACGGCCCGATGCCGCGTGCCCATGATGGTGCGAACCGGGTAGACGTACAGCCTGTAGGCACCGGCTCTCCCGACGCGGGCGTCGTCGCGCTCGGTGTATAGCGGTTCGGCGTCGCTGACAGTTTCGAGAGCCGCGACGATCCGCTGTTCTAGTGTGGTGCTCATGGTGTTTCCTTCCAGGGGTAGGGGGAAGTGTCGTGCCCGGCGGGGGAGTCGAACCTCCGCTACGACCATCCGGGCTGCCGGGTTCAGGCGACGATGTCGAGAACCAATGCGGCCGCGTCACTGTCCTCGGCACAACTCTCCTCGGCCAGTGAGTCCGGACTGACGTTCAGCACACTCCAGCCGAAGCCCCTATCGAAGACGATAGCCACTTCACCACTGTCAGCGACGACATGACAAATGTCTTCAGCGTCCGTGATGTGAGCACTAGGGCAGAGCGCTTCAACCATGTCCCACCAGCCCATGACTCGGAAGTCCTTGGCGGCGCACAGTTCCCTCCACGCTTCCGCCTTACTGTAGTGAGCGGTCTCAGCCGACTCGAGGACAGCGGGGAGGTCTTCCATATCGACTTCGTCATTCAGGAGCGGATGATAGGTGACCGTGAAATCTGCGCTGTCAACCCAGCCGCGCAAGGATACTTCCGCGCCGGTCAACTCGAGGTCAATCTCGAGGCTACCGCCCATCTGGTCGACCTCGACACGAGAGAACACGGTGGAGCCTGCCTGCCAGATAGCGCGAGCAAGCGGGAAAGCGGCCAGCGCAGCGGCGCGCGTCGCATCTCCAGTCGTCCCGACACTCTCATCACCAGTGGTGACGTCAGCGATGACGCGCGGGGCGCTGTCGCCGACCTTGATGTCGTACTCACCGACCGTAACGGTGCGACCGTTGGCAATGTAGTCGATCTCCCATCTATCGAGGGAGGCCTTGATGTCGGAGATGAAGGCGGCTTCTTCGGGGGTAGTGTTGTTGGTAGTCATTGCTTCGATCCTTTCTGGTGGGGCGGCTGCCCCGTGGCTGATGACCCAACTATAGCCACACCGAGACGGGTGGGGTCAAGCCGAGGGTGACATCAATTTGCGTGACCTACGTCATCGAACACCTGTTCGACAATCCCGCACATCAACCCCCCATCGCGCGCACACATACACGCGTGTACGCATCCCCGCGCACGAGAAGCCGTGTAAGCCGATCTGAGCGCCCTTCGCAACCCCGCCCACATGCGGGTACCGCCCCGCCCCTGAAATCACCTCAGGAGGGCCCACAGGACCCCAGGTGGCCACATGGCGCCACGCGGCCACCCACCACCGCCGCCCGGCAGACACAAAAAAGCGCCCCGCCGGTCGAAACCAGCGGGGCACCAGGAGGGGATATCAGGCGAGGCGCGCCATCAGGGCCGCCATCAGCTCATCAGTGGCAACGGCCGTGCGAGACGTAGGACAAAGGTTCCACGAACGTTGTTCGATCCGATAATCCACACCACACCCGCGCAACCCGGGACACAGTGCGATAAGTCAATAACCCACAAACCGCCACGCACACGAAAGAGGCGCCTATCGCATCACACCAACCAACCACCGAGACGATTGATCGAACACGCGTGCGATAGGCAGCCCCCATCAATCACCGGCTGCGACGCCACCCCCGCACACGATCCACCACCGACACCAGACCAGCACCAGCCAGCCCCAGCAAGCCCAGCGCCACAATCCCACCCAAGATCTCGTGATCATAGTCGTCCTTCACCGGAGCAGCCGGAGCGGCCACCACCTCACGGGGCGAATCCACAGAACCCACAGTCGCGGAAGCACTAGGAGAAGCCGACTTCTCCACACGCCTATCCACAGTCGCGCTCGGCGAAGCCGAGTGCACACCCCCCGTAGAACGAGAACCACTGATTCCTGCGTTGTCTTCGTGGTCCTTCTCCCCACTGTCGTCCTTGCGTGCCTTGCAGGCGTCGGAGAGCGCCTCCGCTACGGCGGGGCCGGGCACGTACTGGTCGCCCTTGTCGGTGATGAGGGTCTGAGTGCACGCGTCCTGGTCTACGACAATCACGTACCCGTCGCGCATGCAGGTCTCCTGGCCGCGCACGTCCACGCAGTGGGGGAGGCCGGCGGCGGAGATGGGGTCGGTCTTGCCGGTCCACTCCCAGCCGGGGAACGCGCGGGCCTCGGGAGGGTCGGTCGGCTCGGGTGCGGGAGCCACCTCCTCAGTGTCCTTCTTCTTCGACTTCTTCTTCTTCTTCACGTCCACCCCGGTGGCGGTGCCGTCCTGCTTGCGGATGTAGGTGACGGACCCGTCCTCCTCCACGATGAACGAATCCCCCGAGCCGTTACCCGAGACGGCGGCGTCCCACAGGCACGGCCCGTACTCCTGCCCCTCATCCTCACAGGCGGGGGTCCCTGACACATCCACCGGGGCCCCAGTGTCTACGGTCACCCACCCCTGGATGAGTTCAACGGGGGTGCCCTCGTTGGCGTAGGCGGGCGCACACGCACCCGCAGCCATGACGCACGCACCCGCACCCACGAGGGCAGCGCGCTTAACCATCCGCTTGATCGTGCTGTTGAAGCCCATCTGCCTGGTTCCTTTCTTGGCTGGGCCACTCAGGCCCGTGTTGCTGATGGGCAGAACCATACGCCCACCAACCACCACCACGTCAACCCACGACCCACACAGACACGCGTGATGTGCGCCACCAAACACACGCACACAAACACAACAACACAAACACACCAACCGAACACACATTCGAAAACCACAAACCACCAGCACAAACACAAAACAAACCAACAAGTCAAACAACCAGAGAACAAAAAACAAAACCCAGACACCCCAGGGAATAACCCCCCCACCCCCCACCTCCCGACCGCTACGCGTCATAGGATCTGACATTGCGTGCAAGTTTGAGAAGCCAAACGACAACGATGGTTTCGCTTTGAGGACATGAGAGGACCCCGCGTCTCTCTCGGCGCGGGGTCCTAGGGGTCTCGAGACTGCTTAGGCTGCCTGCTTGCTCGCCCAGGCGATGGTGTCGCGGCGGCTGACGCGGAAGGTGGGGACGACGTCGTAGCGTCCCCAGTAGATTTGGCCTTTGCGGGCGGCTTTGTGGATGTCCTGGTAGTTGATGCCGGTGAGGGCTTCGGCTTGGCGGAGGGTGATCATGTCGGGGTGGTGCATGTAGACGGGTTCGGCGGCCATGTGGTACCCTTTCTGTGCAAGAACAAATTAGCTTCGTTCCTGTTCTTGTTTCTTCTGTGAGTGACCCCCGGTGTGGAATCCTGGGGGTTTCTCGTTGTGCTGACGGTTGGAGTGTAGACGGAGTGGGACAGGGTTGTCAAGCGCCTGCGGGTGTCCAGCCGAGGTGGTTCAGCCTGGAGTAGTCGGCTTCACGTTCGAGGAGGACGTGCCCGGTGCGGCCTTCCCTGTTCTTGGCAACGTGGATGTCGGCGCGGGTCCAGTCGGTGACCCCGTTCTCGCGGGGGCAGGACATGAGCATGACGACGTTGGCGTCCTGCTCGATGTTGCCGGACTCTCGGAGATGGGATAGCTGTAGTTCGCCGCCGGGGGTCTGTTCGGCTTGGCGGCCGAGCTGGGCGATAGCGAAGACAGGGATCTGTAGGTCCTTGGCGAGGTTCTTGAGGGAGCGCGTGTACTCACCAATGAGCTCCCACCTGGCCCTCCGGTCGCCGGGGGCGGCGTTGATGAGGCCGATGTAGTCGATGAATGCGGCGGCGAGGCCGTGTTGGCGGTGGAGTAGGCGCGTGGTGGCTACGAAGTCTCCGATGGTGAGGTTGGCTCGGTCGTCGAAGTGGATGGGGAGTTGCCTGAGGTGTGGTACTGCGGCGTTGATGCGGGCTTGTTCGTCGGGGGTGGGGTGTCGGCGGCGGGTTACGGCGTCTCCGGGGACGTTGGCGACGTTGGAGAGGATGCGTGACCAGAGTTCGCGGCCTGCCATTTCGAGGCTGGCGAAGTAGACGTGGCCTGTGTCGGCGAGGTGCGTGGCCGCTTGGAGGGCAGCTAAGGTTTTCCCGCAGCCTGGTCTAGCGGCGATGACGTAGAGTCCGCCGGGTTTCCATCCTCCGATGAGGTGGTTGAGGTCGGGCCAGGTGGTGGGGGTGAATGGTGTCTGCTTGGTGCTGAAGTCTGCGAGTTGGGTGAGGCACTGGTTGTTGTCGACGAGTGCTGTGGAGCCTGTGGATACTTGGTTGAGGAGTTCGCGGATGGTGGCTTCGGCGTTTGAGGGGTCTTCTCCGGCTTCGATGACTTGGAGGCCGCGGGTGCAGGCGTCTGCGAGTTGGCGGCGGGCTGTGTTGTCGATGAGTTTGTTGGCGTAGACGCCTGCGAGGGCTCCGTGGGCGACTACCGTGAGGTCCATGATGTCTAGGAGGTAGTCGGGGGTGACGTTGGCGTCTGTGATGGTGGGGAGTTTGTCGAGTAGGAGTTCGCGGGTGAGGCCTTGTCCTGGGTTCTTTTGCTTGTAGTTTTCGACGAGTCGCCAGATGGCGGCGTTGCGGGTGTCTGCGAAGTGGTGGGGGTGGATGTTGTCGAGGTCGATGAGGGCGTTTGGGTCGCCGCTGAGGGCGATGTTGAGGACGGTGGTTTCGGTGTTCATGTGTGGTGGGTTGTGGTTAGAGGAGTGACTGCTTGACGTATGGGTGGACGTATGAGGTGACGGCTTGTAGTGCGGCCGCTTGTGGGCTTTGGAGGTTTGTGTTGGTGAATGCTGCGGCCAGTAGCTCGACGGTGTGTGTGGGGATTGGGGTGGCTTCCATCCATTCCCAGATGCCGTCGCCGTCGTGGCCGCGGATGATGGGGTATCCGATTTGTGGGCCGGTGGCGATGACGTAGGTTTCTGGGTGGCCGTCGCTGTAGTGTGGTTCGTGTTTGGCGAGGGCGCTTCTGATGGGGTGTCCGTCTACTTCGCCTGCAGTGATGTGGATGAGGGGTTCTGTGGGCCAGTTGCTCACGGGAAGATCCTTTCTATTAGCTGTGTGTCGATGGCGAAGTGGTGAGTGGTTGCCTCTCGGCCGCAGGTTACACATTTTACGATGAACGCGGGCGGTTCTTTTAGGGTGATCCGCTGACCGTCTATGGTCTTCTCCCGTAGTCGTTCGGCGATGGTTATTTCTGCCTTTAGGTCGTGGTCGCCGCATTTGATTGGGCCGTGTTGAGTGGGCTCTCCCATGGTTTACTTTCCCGTGATGTGGTTGGCGATGCGGATGGTGTCGATGAGGAGGCGGATTAGTGCTTCTGTGCCCGCCTGGGTGTTGAAGGCGAAGGCGACGGTGGAGATTTGCGTGGTGTCGCCGCCCGTGATGGGGGTGGGTGTTGAGCGTGCATTGAGTTCTTTCGCCACGGCTCGGGCGTCGATGAACACTTTCTGGGCGGAGATTGTTAGGTCGACGGCGATTGCGTTGGAGAGGATGATGGTGGCGGCTGTTAGCTTGGCGAGGCTAGTGAATGCACCCTCCAGGCTGGTTGGGTTGATGCCGCCGCGCGTTGCGCTGGAGATTAGCTGGGCTGCTGCGGCGGGATTGGTTTGAGTGTGGTCGTCTGCGATGAGGGAGAGCCACCTGCTGGGGCCTGCGGCTGTGAGGTGGAGTTTCTGGCGTGGGGTGGGCATGGGTGTTGTCCTTTCGGTTGTGCTGATGACTGGAGTGTAGACAGGGCGAGACGGGGGTGTCAAGCCCTGCCGGTGTGGCGGTCCAGGTACGCCTGTGCGTTCGCCCACCCAGGGTCGCCGGGGAGTCCCATGCTGGGCTTCCAGAAGTTCACGTACGGGCGGGGGTCGATGCCGTGCTCCTCGCAGGCGTACCAGAAGTCTTCCTTGGTGACCTCTTTGCCGGTGTTGGGGTTGATGACCGGTGGGCCCTGTGGCGCCCCGGCGGCGGCCGGCTGGGCCCATGCGCCATTGACGAAGCCGTTGCCGTTTGCGCACCACCTATCCCAGGTTCGGTCCCATCCGGGACGCCTCACCCCCTTGTCGCGCCAGTAGGCGATGAACTTCGCCACTTCAATGTCGACGGGCATAGATGGATACTGTTCGCGGGTGCGGGCGAGGGTCTTGTCGCTGGGGTGCCAGTCTTCGGGGACGACGGTGCTGCGGGCTGTCTTCGTAACCTTCTTCTTGGGAGCCGAGTCGACGGGAGTGGCGGGCTCGTCTCCCCACAGGTGTGGGTTGTTCTCGCGACTGGCGGGGAAGTTGCGCGCCCCGTCGCCTGCGTCCGCGAGCCTGTCGTAGTCGCTGCGGCACTCTTCTGTGAGTGCTGAGCGCCAGTCCACGTAGATGATGGACGCGAGGCGTTCCCCGCCGTTGAAGCGAGCCTCACGAACGATCAGGTTCTTGTTCTCCAGGGATGCGAGGGCTTTCTTGGTGGCGTCTTCGCTGTAGTGGGCGCGGGCGGCGATGCGAGCGACGTCTGCGTCGATCTGCTGGACGCCGCTCCAGGTGGAGAGGGCGGTGAGTGTGTCGATCTCTACTCGGCTGAGGTCTTCTCTGGCCCCGGCGAAGGTGAGGGCGGTTAGGAGGGAGATGTACATGTGTGGTATCCTTTGATTGTGTTCCTAGGGGGCGCCGCTAGTGGTAGGCGGCGCCCCCGTTTTTGTGGCTAGTAGTCGTAGACGGCGTTCTGGGCAGCGCGCATGTAGTCTGCGCCGTCGGCCCCCAGGAGAGTGTTCTCCCAGGTGATCCGGAATGTCGACTTCTTGAAGGGCTGTCCCTTGCGGACGACGACGTCTTCTGCTTCGAGAGTGCGCAGGATGCGGGAGACTGTGGTGATCTCGAGGCCGGTGTGCTGGACGATGTCTCCCAGGGTGGCGAAGAAGCTTATGCCGTCTTCGGCGATGGGGGCTGTCGCCTCGATGGCGGCCAAGGCCTGGAGGACGTAGGTCACGCCTGAGGGGTACTTACTGCCGAGGTAGTAGTGGGAGATGACTCCGTACATGGGGGCGGCCATCTCGGGGAGGAGGGTCATGTGGTTGAGGGCGTCGCATGGCTCTTCGATTGGTTCCATGGCAAGACAGTATCACACCACTCGCAGCACGTCTAGGTGCAGTAGGTGGTGATCTGCATCCTGAGGCGGGGTGTCGTCCGGTAAATGTTACCCGCACGGTACGGTAAATATGAACCGCTTCTATTACTAGAAGAGATCTCTTTATTACTAGAAGAGGCGTCCAGTCCTTCGCTTCGCTCCGACTGTCGGACCGTTGGTCCTCAGTCGTCGCCCTGGCCTTCGGCCCAGTTGGTCCACGAGAGCAAGGAGGAAGAGATGGTTCGTTGGCCAGTCACGTACCTGGCTCTTGTTGATCCTTGGCCGCCTGATCTAGTTGGAGCGTTCAGAGTCTTCCTCGTTGTCCTTGCCCTTCCTTCTTGACCGAGACGGAACGTGACTCCCTCTTCTTCCTTGCCGTGATGCCGAGTAGGGGGTTGGGTTGTGGTTGAGTTGGGTTGAGTGTCTCTAGTTGGTTGACGCTCACCAGAGAGAGCTCCGCGGCGGCGGCGAGTGGCGGCCGGTGCGTGCACGCACCGAGAAGGCCCTTGTGAGCCTCGTGGAGGGCCTTTTGGGGTCGGGTGTGGGTGCTGGCCTACCTAGGGTCGCGAAGGGCGCTCAGATTGGCTTACACGACCTCGGCGGTGAGTAGGGTGAGCTGTCCGGGTTTTCCGGAGGGGTTGACCGTCGCACCTGAGTGCGACTATGCTGGTCGTGCTGATAGGGGCCCGCCTTGATGGATCACGATTGAGTTTCCTTTCCTCTCGTGTATGCCAAGGCGGGCCCCGCCCTTTGCCCTAAGGGCCCCGGCGTGGTAGACTGTGCTGGTCAGCCAACGAAAGGACACCCGATGAAGATCGACTGGGAGAACACCCCCCAGTACTGCAAGGTCTGCGGCCACCAGATGCGCGCACCCCGAACGACACTCGTCGACCACCCGGGCACTCGCGCCTACGGAGGGAAGGGGATCTGCAACTCCTGCTACCGGCGTAAGCGCCGCGGCCAGAACGGCGCAGCCAAGACGTACATGGACTGGAATGAGGCGCACCACTGCTCACGCTGCGGTGTCCGCATGCGCCCTCCGCGCACTAGCGTCACTGAGCTCCCTGAGACTCGCCCGTACTCCGGGAACGGGGTCTGTGCCCTATGCGCTAAGAGTCGCCGCCCTGTTGGCCCTACGGTTGCCGAGCTCGCAGCCCAGGGGCACCCTTGCATCGAGCCCTGCCCCCTCCCCTCGAATAAGCGCTCCAACATCTGGTGAAAGGACACCCTTCGTGCTTTACCTCCTCATCTACGGCGACAAGAGCAACCCCGATGTCGACGTGATCCTCTGCGACCGCCACCCTGAACGCACTGACGAGGGGACGTGGGTGTTCAAGAATGATGGACAGCCTGACTTCTACGTGTACCCGGGCGACTACCTGTCGATCCATCACGCCTACTTCGGGGGCAAGGCAGCCAAGCCGGCCTTCCTCTTCGACATCCGTGAAGGATCCTCGAACAATGAGGGTGTGTCGATGGTTTACCCGGGTGACGTGCGGTGAACATGGATGATCTCAGCGAGGTTCATGTGCGGATGCTTGTCGCATCCCTTGACTGTGCGGTTGACGAGCTCCGGGATGCGCTCGATTCGGCGCACCAGGTTGGCGCGTACGATGTACCACACCATCGCCGTAACGCTGATCAGGATGACGCCATCATCCGGGTTAGCGAGGCGCAGGAGGGTGTTCAGGAGTACCTGGAGCTGGTGTTCACTGACCGGTATGACATGGGTGTGCATGTGACCCTGGAGGTGATCGGGTAGTGGCTTGGGGTAAGAGTTCCAGGCGCCGCAAGGAGCTCCCGAAGGACTGGGACAAGATCCGGCGCGTGGTCCTGAGGCGGGATGGTGGCCTGTGTGTTTTCTGCGGTAACCCAGCTAATCAGGTGGACCACATTATCCCTGACGGCCCGCACGTGCCGGACAACCTTAGGGCGTTGTGCCAGCACTGCCATATGCTGCGCACGCAGCAGCAGTCGGTGGAAGCCAGGAAGCGTCGCTATAATCGCGGCAATAAGGCTCGCGGCCCCAGGCCGAAGAGTAAGCACCCCGGATATTTGTAGGAGTCGATGATGGGAGTTAAGGGACCGATCCCGAAGCGCAGCACTGAGGGGCACCGTACTACTCAGGCCAGGAAGCTTGATGGTGGCGTTGAGCCCGTTAACGTGGTCGCTGAGCAGGTGAAGCCGCCCAAGCCGGATCCTGACTGGCACCCCATTGCGAAGAAGCTGTGGAAGGCTGTGGAGCAGTCGACGTTCACTCGCTACTACGAGCCGTCGGACTGGATTGTTCTCTACTCCACTTGCGATGACTTGTCGAATTACAAGATGCAGGATCGGCGTTCCCCCACGATGCTGGCTGCCGTCAACACGATGCTCACGTCCTTGCTTCTCACTGAGGGGGACCGCCGCAGGGTTCAGATCGAGATCAACCGCGTTGACGAGTCCGAGGCCGAGTCGGCAGGCGTGGTCGCGTTGCAGGCGTGGACGAAGGCGCGGGCAGCGAAGTGACCGACACGCTCCCCGCACCCCGGGAGCGAACCGACACGCTCCCCCTCGGTTTGCCGGAGAGGACTCTCGGCTACCATGCTGCGGCGTGGATGATGGATAACCTGATTCAGCCGAATGGGCCGAAGGCGGGGCAGCCGTTCATCCCGACTGATAGGCAGATCGAGTTCCTTGCTCATTTCTACGCCCTGAATCATAAGGGTGGCTTTGTGTACAGGCAGGGAATTAGAAGGTTAAGCAAGGGTTCTGGCAAGGGATATGACTTACGTCATAAAATCCTGACTGTTGACGGATGGAAGCGCTTCGGCGACCTTGTCGTCGGCGACCAGGTATTCCACCCATCAGGCAAGCCAACCAGGGTCACCCAGGTCCACCCCGTCGACCAGTGGGACACTTGGGAGGTTGAAATCTCTGACGGTACTGTCTTGACGGCCACTGGCGAACACTTGTTTACCGTCGAAGAATTCGTTGGCGGCCGCAAGCGTCAACGCCGTACTCTCGACGTGCGCGCCATGGCTCGCGAGGGCCTGGTGTTCGACCGTCCACTTACAAAGGGGTCAACGAAGGCCAGTAAGGCTGGCGTTGGCAAGTTCGCCCTCCCTGAGACTGAGCCCCTGGAGTTCCCTGAGCGTGACCTGCCTGTCGATCCGTGGGTGCTTGGCTATTGGCTCGGCGACGGCTCTTCACACCAGGGGGCGGCTACTGCTGACGTGGACGACCTTCCGCATGTCCGCGAGCGCCTGCGTACAGCCGGGTATGACATTGGAGCGGTTTGGGCCAAGAAGGAGGGTGGTCGGGCGCGCCAATTCACCATCCTGGGTCTTATGGGGGACCTCCGTAAGGCCGGAGTGCTTCAAGACAAGCACATCCCAGACGAGTACCTGTACGCCTCCGTGGAGCAGCGTAGGGCGCTGATTCAGGGGCTCATGGACTCTGATGGCTATATCGATAAGAAGGGGTCTGCGGAGTACTGTCAGGTGCGTAAGCAGATCGCTGACGGCATGGCGTTCCTCCTGCGCTCCATGGGCGTGAAGGTGAACGTCAGGGAGTCGGAGGCGAAGCTCTATGGTCGTGTCACTGGTCCTCGCTATCGGCTGACGTTCAAGCCATATAAGCATCAGAACCTTGTGACTCTGCCCCGTCGTGCGGAGAGGGTGCAGGAGCGGCGCAGGAAGCCTATCCCGCGTGTCATTAAGGATGTGCGTAGGGTTGCTCCGGTGGATGCGCGCTGCATCACTGTGGCGGCTGAGGACGGCCTGTATCTGGTGGGGGAGACGATGGTGGTGACCCATAACTCCCCGTTCGCTGCTGCCTTGTGTCTGTTTGAGCTTCTTGGCCCCTGCCGGTATGACGGGTTCGACCGCCATGAGCCTTTCGGGGTGCGGGTGAAGCCGATGAGCATGCCGCTAGTGCAGATCGTGGCTTGCAGTGAGGCGCAAACTCAAAACACGATCAGAATGGTGCGGGCATTCTGCCAGAAAAAGGGTTCGCTGGCTCGAAAATATGATCTTGAGGTGGCGAAGACGTTTATTGAGACGCCAGGCGGGGGCAAGCTCCAGCAGATGACGTCTTCTGCATCCTCCATGGAGGGCGGTGAGGTGTCCTTCGTTGTGGGTGACGAGCTCGAGCACTGGGTCCCCGCCCAGGGTGGTCCGGCCATGTTGCAGACGATTCAGCAGAACGCCGCGAAGATGGGTGGCCGGTTCATGGGCACCTGTAACGCGTGGGTTCCGGGTGAGCAGTCGTCGGCGGAGGCGGTCTTTGAAGCCTGGTGCGACCAGGAGGACGGCCTCACCAGAGGTAAGACGAAGATCCTCTACGACGCCCGTATCGCTCCCCCGAACACGGTTCTGACGGACGAGCCAGAAGAGGGGCAGGTCGGCCTCACTCAGGCACTCGAGTACGTGTACGAGGACTGCCCGTGGGTGAACCTGGAGTCGATCAAGGAGCAGATCTGGTCGCCGGAGTATCCGGAGTCAAGGTCTATCAGGTTCTTCCTGAACAGGCCGAACGCAGCGGAGGCCTCCTGGATCACCCTGGAGGAGTGGACCCAGCTCCGTAAGCCTGGCCGAAAGGTGGAGCCTGGGGAGAAGATCGTCATGTTCTTCGACGGCTCCAAGTCCAATGACCACACAGCCCTCGTGGGCTGCTGCATGGAAGACGGGCACATCTTCAAGATCGGCCACTGGAAGCCGGAGAAGCCCCTTGGTGTGGTGAATGTGGCTTCCGTGGACGCGGGGGTCAGGCGGGCGTTCGGCACGTATAACGTGGTGGCGTTCTGGGCTGACGTCCGGGAGTGGGAGTCGTTCACGCGCACAGCCTGGCCTGAGGACTTCGGTGACCGGCTGATCGTCCCTGCCGTGCGTGGGGGCATGTCCGCGTCCCCGATCGCATGGGATATGCGCTCCCACGCCTACCAGTTCGCTGAGGCCGCGGAGACGGCGTTCACGGAGATCCAGCAGCAGGCGTTCACTCACGATGGGGACTCTGCCCTGGGTGAGCACGTGTCTAACTGTCGCGTGAATGAGTTCAAGGGGCGCTGGTCGGTGAAGAAGGAGTCCCCGAAGTCTTCTAAGAAGATCGATCTGGCTGTATGCATGATCGGCGCTAGAATGTTGTACAGGTACGTCAAGAGCAGCAAGGAGTGGGCCGACATGAATAAGCCTGTTGGTGCGTGGACGGTGATCGTGTGAGCTTTGAGAAGATGCTCGCTAGCTTCGAGGGTGGAGCTTATCGTCCGGAGTCGTTCGAGACGTACTATGAGCAGAGTGAGCGCCTGGACGCCCTGGGTATCAGTATCCCGCCGGAGGCGCGTGTGCTGGAGATGCAGGCGCCGTTCGCGAAGATGGCTATTGATGTCCTGACTGAGGTCCTTATTCCAGCGGGGTTCATCATCGCGGATGATGGGCGTAAGGATCTGGTGCGTGACCTGCGTGTTGTGTGGCAGGCCAATGACATGGATTCTCAGTTCAATCTGGCGGCGGCCGAGGCGCTCGCTGCCGGATCCGTGTTCTGGGTGCTGTCTCCTGCGGATGAGGATCATGAGCATCCGTCTGTTCGGGCGCTGGATTCGCGTCACGCCGGTGTCCGTATCGACCACTTCGGGAACGTGATCGAGGGCGTTGCCGTCTATCGTTCGGGTGATGGTGTGAAGTGCGCCTCGTACTACACACCCGACGGCATGACCGCGTACAGGCAGGTCGGCACCCGGTGGGTGTCCGACTGGTCTACGAGTGACCCGTGGGGTGCGTCGATCGTGCCCATGTTCAACAGGGCTCGCCTCCGTGACCGGTACGGCCGGTCTGACCTGAAGGAGCTGAAGACGGTCATTGACGCGGCCTCCAGGACTCTCACGAACCTTCAGATGGGTCAGGAGGTTGCCGCTTTCCCGCTGAGGTTCCTTATTGGTGACGGCGCTGACCGGATGCTGGCTGGGCAGCAGGCGGCTGCCGCGATGAACGGGCAGTTCGGCGGTAATCGCATGGAGAACTATGCTGGCGCGCTTCTGGCTGCCCCCACTGGGGCTGATGTGAAGCAGCTGACTGGCGCGTCCTTGGACACGTTCACGAACACGTACCGCACTTATGCGTTGCAGATCTCAGCTATGACGGGTATTCCGCCGTCAATGATGGGTGTGGCTGCCGACAATAACCCGACCTCCGCTGAGGCTTTGCGTGTGGCGAAGGATCGTCTTATCGCTCGCGCTGAGAACAAGCAGCGCCAGTTCAGTGACGCCCTCGAGCGCATCGCCCGCATTATCGCAGTCATGAACGGGGAGTCCCCCGAGGGTCTGGAGACTCTTGAGGTGATGTGGGCTGACGCGGCCGCGCCGTCGGCGAGCGCCCAGATGGCTACCGCCATGCAGGCCGAGTCCCAGGGGGTTATCGGCGCTGAGACTGCACGGGACTTCATGCACCTGTCCCCGGAGCAGATGGAGCGCGAGAACCGCCGCCAGAACGACCTGGATTCGATGGCGGGCCAGATCCTCCCTATCGGCCCGCAGGAGGAGGACGAGGAGGATCCTGATGGCGACGGCGAGGAAGGGGATCCTGCCGACGGCAAGGGTGAGGCTAAGAAGTGACCCTCGCGCTCTTCAGGGCCCTCCTGGCAACTATAGCCCGCACTTTCCAGAGGCGCCTGGATGACGCCACCGCCCCTTTACAGGGTAAGCCGGTGACGCTCTCAGAGAAGGAGCTGGGTGAGGCGATCACCCCTCTCGTGTGGACTGCCCGGCGGCAGGCGTGGGCGGCCACGGCCTTGTTCCTGCGGGGGCAGGCCAGGGCGCATGGCGCGAATGAGGCGTGGATCCCCCCGCAGCCGGGCTACAGCCCCGACTCGGTGCGCTACGCGATCAGGTCCACCAAGGCCCGCTCCGGTAAGCCGGAGGCGTTCAAGGCTCTCCAGGCGGAGCTCACTAGCCACGTGTATGCGGCGTCCCGTAGGACCATCAACGACGCCGTAGATGACGCTCCTGACGTCGCTGAGCTCCTCGACGACCTCGAGCGGATCGCCGATGACCTCGATTCCTTCTCCAAAGAGCAGGCCGAGCAGATTGAGCGGGAAGTCAAGAAGCATGAGCGGAAGCGCCGCCCTCGGAGGAACTGGGTTGACGTATTCGATGAGGTCGCTGACCGCGTCGACAAGGCCATCAAAGAACTCGAGTCCGAGGGGATGCTTACCCAGAAGTACAGGGACTCGGAAGCGCTGAAGGATCTCCCGGACAAGTACCGCCGCTCAAAGGATGGAACACTTATCGCTAGGCCTTTTGCGTGGGCGCGGGTAGTTACCCCCTCGAAGAATGGGCCGTGCGGCTTCTGCGCAATGCTTGCCTCTCGCGGCCCTGTCTACAAGACATCTAAGACGGCTGGTGTTGGTGTCAACAGGTTCCATAACCACTGTCGGTGTGTGTGTGTGGCGGTTTACACGTCCAGGGCGTGGCCGGGCAAAGAGCAGCATGCTAGATTCGAACAACTGTACAATGAGGTAGTGAAGGCCCATGACCTTCATGGGTACGAGGCGCTGCGGGCCATGAACCGCCGCCTCTATCAGGAGCAAAGGAGAAGGAATGGCTGACACCCCCACCGAGTCATCCGACGAGGCCGTCACCCCTGCTGAGGAGGCCACCCCCGCGCCGGAGCCCAAGGGCGATGGCGGCACGGAGGTCACCAAGCCGGAGGGGCCTGAGGCTGCACCTGAGGAGCCTGAGAGCGTCCCCGAGGTGCCCACCACCCCCAGCGACCTCGACGCCCTGAAAGAGCGCCTAGGAGCTCTTGAGGCGGTGCTCGCCAACAAGGACGAGGAGATCAAGTCCCTGCGTGACACCGCAGCTAAGGACTCCCTGATCCGTGACGCTGGCCTCCCCTCGAAGTACGGCCAGTTCCTCCACGGAGATGAGTCCACCTGGGGTGACCAGGTGAAGGACCTCCTGGAGCTCACCAGCAAGACCCCTGCGCGCCCCCGCGACCCCGCGGTAGACGCGCAGGTCGGCTCCGACTCGGAGGATCGCGAGACCGCTATCCTCCGCATGTTCGGGCTCGCCGAGTAACCCCTGCCTGACAGGGGCAACATCTAGAACAACTCTGCCGGTCAGGCAGGAAGGAGACGCGAATGGCGGACAACGCTGCCAAGGTCGCAACCATTGCAAAGCTTACCGCTGGCGGTAACGCCGAGGGCTTCCCGAAGGAGGTGCTTGCCCCTATCTGGAAACGGGCTTTCGCTGGCTCCGTCGTCCAGAAGGTCGCTGGCACTGTCCCGGTTTCTCTGGCCGGTAACGCGGTCACTATGCCGGTTGGCCAGCCTGTCGCCGGTATCGTCCAGGAGAGCGCCGACAAGCCTGTCGTTGACGTCTCTGTCGGCCTGAAGACCTTCAGTCCCGTCAAGACTGCGGCCATCGTGTCGATCTCTAAGGAGGCGCTCATGGCTAACCCCCTGAACGCCTTCGATGACCTGGAGGATCAGCTGGCTGAGGCTATCGCCCGCTCGATCGACACCGCCGTCATTCACGGCAAGGACGCCCTCACCGGCACTGCCCTGGCGGGCAAGGAGTCCCTGTCATCCACCACGAATGTTGTGGAGCTGGACCCCGCCAAGTTCGACACTACTGGCTACATCGGCAAGCAGCTCGCTGCGGCTTACGACAAGGTCGTGAACACTGACGGCGAGGCCGACTACGACTTCAACGAGTTCCTACTGTCGCCGAAGTTCCGGTCCATCATCATGGGGGCAACCGACGGCTTCGGTCGCCCGCTCTACCAGGCGTCCCCGAACCTGGCTGACCAGTTCACCAGCGTCCTGGGCATCCCCGCCGTATATCACAAGGCTGTTAACGGCCGCGGCAAGGTGTCTGAGCCGAACCTGCTGGGCTTCGGCGGCGACCTGAAGGAGAACCTGCGTCTCGGCTTCGTTGAGGGCCTCACCTGGGCTACCGCCGACCAGTACGCCGCCGGCATGGACCTGTTCGGCACGAACCGTATCGCGATTCGTGTTGAGGCTATCTTCGGCTGGGTCCTGCGTGACCCGCAGGCGTTCGTGAAGATCACGAAGAAGGCCGGCTGATGAGTCCGTGGGGCGGGGGTTCAGCAACACTCTCGCCCCACGGATGACACCTAGGAAGGAGGAGAAGTGACCGTAGCGGAGAGACTCGACGTCGAACGCACACTCATGCGCGACCTCGAGGATGATGAGGCAAGGTGGGTGGATGCCCTCCTTGAGCGCGCTGAGGCTCTTATTCTTCTCCGCATGCCTGATGCTGTTAATCGTTGCCGCGTCGACTACCCGTTCCGTGTGGCTCTCACCATGGTGGAGTGTGAGGCTGTCGCGCGAGTGTTGCGTGCTCCCGGCGGCGGGCTCTACAAGTATGAGACTGAGGGTACCTACACCTACTCGGTGAATCAGGCTGTAGCTTCCGGCCTCCTGGAGATCACTCAGAGGGATTGGCAGGCGCTCGAGGGCGGCGCCGGTGGATGGGGTAGCGCAGCCCCAGTGCTGGACGGGTATGCTCGGAACCGGCGCGGCGGGGAGTGGTCCCCGGACGTGTCGAAGACATTCCTGATGTCTTTCCGGCGGGCTTCGGTCCCGGACAGGCCTGCTGCCCCTGAGCTGGGGTTGCAGCGGTGGGAGGGGTGGCGTACCACATGGTGACCTTCCGGCCTCGCCGCGGCCGCTACCTGGAGAATGGTCCTCACGCAGTGGAGGTCACTGTCGCGATTGTGTCTGAGGGGCGCACCGGGCGTCGTTACACGCCTGGTGAGACGTTCTACGTCGATAAGGTTCTTGTGCAGCCCTCCGCTGGTAACGCGTTGAAGGCTACGGAGAACCGTGTTATCCGTGGTGATCTTACCGATGAGACTACCTTGAAGATTATGGGGACTGGCCGGAAGTGGCCGGGCGGACCCCACTCGTGGGTGAAGATCATTAAGGGGCCGCCGTCGCTGGAGGGGAAGACTTTCCAGCAGGCTGGCGAGCCGCTTACCTATGACGCCTCACCGATGACGCGCCATTTCAGTGTCCGCTGCGACACCCTGGGGACGGTGGCGAAGTGATCCACGCCTACGACAATAAGCGCATCCATGAGGATATTGCGGAGGTTGTTGCCCGCCAGCCGGAGTTTGCTGCGGCGGCGGCGAAGGTGTTTGCGGAGGTGAAGGCTGCTGCTTCTGCGCACGTCGACTCCGGCGAGCTTTTTGCCTCATACGGCATGGAGCAGGGGAAGGTGGACTACACGATCGGTCCGTCCACCGACCATGATGCGGCCGTAGAGTTCGGTCACTACGTGTATCAGGATCGCCAGGGGCGCCGCACTGGGCGGGAGGGCGCACGGTATCGCACATGGGTTCCTGGCCTCAACATCCTTCGTGGGGTAGTCCGCGACAATGGGGGCTTCTAGTGGCCTACGTTAATCCGCTCCCGTTCATTTACCGGTACATGAAGGACGCCGCCGCCCATGGCGTGAGCGAGTGGCCTATCCTCGAGAAGATCGTCTGGCGCACCCACGGCGACGTGGATGACCCAATGAATGAGCTCGTATGCAGGGTGCAGATGACTATTGCGCGCACGCACCCGTCTGGACCCAGGTTCGCGGCCACCCAGATTCGTGCGCGACTCTATATGACCGGCCCGGACGGGGATGAAGTTTCTGATGCTTCCGATGCCCTGGTTCAGGCTGTAGATAAGGCTTGGAGGGACGGTATGATTACCTCTGAGGGCTGGGCGACTTACCTGGAGTGGACTCAGCTTCCCACACCGGAAACGGATATGGGGAACACGGCAGACTACATCAACATGGTTTCGTCCCTTCAGGTGACGGCCAGGAAGGGGGCCTGATGGCTAACCTCGGAAACAGCAAGATTCAGATCGCGGGTAAGGGGCACGTCTACATCGGTAACGTGGACACTGTCGCCCCTAACCTGTGGGGATACACTTTTGGCGACGGCACCACGCTCGAGACCGCTGGGTGGACGTGGCTCGGTGACACCTCAAGCGAGAACCTGATTGAGGTGGAGACCGACGGCGGCGACACCTCCACGAAGCGAACCTGGGACCGTCAGGGCGTCCGCTCCACCCGCGAGGACGTCACCAACAAGGTGACCATCAACGCCGTCAACCTCGGTGAGGACGTCATGCGCGTCGCCTTCCCCGGCTCCACCTATGACGCCGAGAAGGGCGGCTGGGATGTCGAGCTGGACAACTCCAGTGAGCGCGCCGTCCTTATCGTCATCGAGGATGGCCTACTCGTGTCGGGCATGCTGTTCCGCCGCGTGTCCCTGGCCGGTAACCTGCCGTCCCTCTCGCTGGACAACTTCAGTGAGGTGAAGATCTCTGGGACTCTGCTGTCTCCCCCGTCAGGGAAGACTCGCGTCCAGATGCTCGAGCCGCGCACCGTCACCGGTGTTGGCACAGCGAAGCCGACCATCACGACCCTGGCCCCGGCCACTGGCGCGGTTGGCGCGAAGGTCACCATCACCGGAACCAACTTCAACGGTGTCCGCGAGGTGAAGTTCGGCGACAAGGTGGCGACCTTCGAGAAGGACTCCGCCACCCAGATCACCACCTATGTGCCGCGCGGCGCTACCGGCTCGGTCAACGTGGTGGTCACCAACAACGTCGGGGCTTCCGACGGGAAGCAGTTCACTGTCAACTGATGATCTCCGTCCGGCCGCCATGTAGGGGTGTGTGGTGGCCGGACGGCAACACCCCATTGCACCCCGGCAGAAGGAGAAGGCAATGGCCTCCACCAAGAATGAAGTCCCCGACTTTGAGACCCTCGAGGGGCACGAGATCTTCAAGCCCGTCGACACGCTCCGCCCTTCCCAGCGTCTCCGCCTCACCGCGAAGGTGCTGCCCATGGTTGACGACTCAGACGAGTTCACTGACGAGAACATGACCGTTCTGGCCGACATGACCGAGTTCCTTGAGGACAACGGCTACATCGCCGACCTGGATGCGTGGACCCGCTTCTTCAGCACTCACGGCATCGAGGGGGCTATCACTCTGGCTACCGCTTACGCGGGGGAAGCCACAGGCGCCAAGCAGTAGATGACTACTTCCGGGACAACCCTGATGCTGCCGCGGACTTCTGGGCGCTTTACCGCATCGACGTCTACGGCAGCTACAGGGTTCGTCTCATGGAGGCACTGCTTGAGCGCCTTTCTTACGAGCCCTGGTCACTGTACAGGGCGAAGCAGCTGGGGGGGCCGCAGTGGTTCGGCTACTCCGCCGACTCGGAGAGGCTGAACGCCTTGCTTGACGGTCAGCGTCTTCAGACGAAGGCAGCCAGTGGCCGCGGGCGGGCCTATCTGAAGGACTCTGAGATGGCTCCCAGGCCCGGAACTGTTAAGGCGAGTAGGGTAGTATCGAGTAAGGATACTGCTGCGATGGCGGCCCTGTTCGGGGCCCTAGGTTGAGAGGTTAGGGGATGGCCGGTAAGGGTATTGTCGGTAAGCTCGGAGTCAAGGTCGTCCCCGACCTCTCTAAGTTCGCTGACGAGCTGAAGAAGAAGCTCCGCCGCATCCAGAAGCAGGTGGGTGACCTCGATGTTGAGGTTAACGCTGAGGTTGATGTTGACGAGGAGTCACTCAAGAAGGCGCAGGAGAAGGTGCGCCGCAGCGACTCCAAGATGCCTGTCGAGCCTGACCTCGATACTGGGTCTCTCACGAAGCTGAAGGCGAAGCTGCGTGACCTGAAGGCTGAGCTCAAGGTTAACCCGAACCTCTCTGAGCAGGACAAGAAGCGGATTGAGCAGAAGCTCGACGATATTCGCACCAATGTTCACCTGAGCACGGACAAGACGGACCTGGCGAAGCTGTCCCGCGAGGTGAAGGGGGCGGCTGGGGATATTAAGGCCCAGCTGACGCTTAATAAGCGGTCGGTGGCCGACATTGAGCAGAAGATCAAGTCCCTCAAGGCGCAGATCAATGCTTCCCCGAAGCTCGACAAGGCCGCGAAGGCTGAGATCGAGAGAGATATCAGCAAGCTCCGGTCGATTGTTGACGTGCATGCTCACCTGTCGGAGGAGCAGAAGAAGAAGATCAAGCATGAGCTGAATAAGCTTGATGGCAAGGCGACCGTTAATGCTGATCTGGACGACGGTAAAGCCCGGTTTGATCTGAAGCGCCTCACTCGCTCCAGGTGGGTGGATATTAACGTGCGCCTCGGAAAGGCTTCCATGGCTCGCGTGGCAGCACAGCTCAAGGCCCTAGCAGGAGGGAACGTCTTCGAGTCAATCGGCCGTAACCTGAACGACTTCCTCCGCAACCTGGATACTGCGTCCGTGAAGATCGGAACTGTCGCCACCCTGATTGGTGGCGCCGTGTCCGTACTGGGGGCGGGGATGGGTGTCCTGTCCTCCGTGGGTGTTGGTATAGCGAAGGCCACTCCGGCCCTGCTGGCCCTGCCTGGCATCTTTGGTGGCGCCGCCGCTGGGGCTGGTGTCCTGATTGCCGCACTGAAGGATGCGAAGACCGTCCTGGGGGACCTGAGTCCAGCGTTTGAGGGGCTGCAGAAGCAGATCTCATCCTCGTACTGGGCACAGGCTGCGCAGCCGATCAGGGATTTCGCTAACACTGCGATCAATGAGCTCTCTCCGGCCCTCTCTACGGTGGCGACTCACTTGGGGTCGATGACGGCGGCGATCGCGACCGCGGCGAGTGGACACCTGCCTGGCTTCCAGCAGTCCTTGTCCTACCTGTCACAGGCCTTGAGTCTGGGGTCTACCGGGGCTGCAGCTTTCACTAACGGCCTCCTCACGATGGGTGAGGTTGGCGCTAAGTATCTGCCTAATATTGCCCAGTGGGCTAATGATCTCGCGCTCTCGTTTGAGAAGTGGGCTATTAAGTCCGCCGAGTCGGGGAAGATGGACCAGTCAATCCAGGCTGCGGCGAAGGCGTTCGGCACCCTGAAGGACATTACGGTCGACCTGGGTGGAATTATTGGTGGCCTGTTTAAGGCAATGGCGAACGGGTCGGCGCCGATTGACTCTATCGCTACGGCCTTGGATAGGGCTAATGCTGCGGTTAATGGCCCCTTGTTTCAGTCGACCTTGACGTCTTTGTTCTCGTCGATGTCTGTGGCGGCGGGGAAGGCGTTTGAGGGTGTGGGCGCCCTGGGTGGCGCGTTCGTGTCACTGGAGCCGACCCTGGCTAAGGTTCTCCCTCTGATTGGGGAGACGCTGAAGACTGCCCTTGAGGGTATCGCGACGGCCTTGGAGAATCCGGCCTTCCAGGAGGGGCTGGTGCAGTTCTTCTCGGGGCTTCTGACGGCCGTTCAGGCTCTCGCCCCGGCTATGCCCGCATTGGGGGAGGCGTTCGGGGCGATCGCCACTGTGGCTGGCACCCTGTTGGCGGCTATTGCGCCTCTGGTGGCGCAGCTGGTGGAGCAGCTTGCTCCGGTGCTGCAACAGCTGGTGCCGATCCTTACGCCGATTATCGAGCAGCTGGCGTCGGCACTGATGCCCGTTATTCAGGCGCTCGGCCCGCTCTTGTCGGAGTTGTTCGCCGTGCTGGGGCCGATTATTACCGAACTTCTGGCTGCGATCGTTCCAGCTATTCAGCCGATTGTTGAGGCGCTAATGGGGGCGCTGATTCCGGCTATCCAGCTTATTGGAACTGTGGTCCAGGCGCTTATGCCGATCGTCATCCCGATCGTCAACATCATCCGGGACACAGTCGTCAACATGATGAAGGTGATCCAGGGGGTCATCAACGTCGTCATGGGCATCATCACAGGCAACTGGTCCCAGGCGTGGAACGGGATCAAGCAGATCGGCTCGGGTGTCTGGAACTTCATGAAGTCCGCGTTCAGCAACTTCGGGGCCGCGATCGTGGGTATCGCCCAGGCTGCGTGGAACCTTCTCGGGAGCGTCATCACCGCCGGGTGGAACCTGATCAAGCAGGGGGCGTCCTGGGCGTGGAACGCTATTACGTCCACTATCTCCTCTGGGGTTAACCGGGCCGTCAACTTCGTCAGGAACCTGCCCAACGGCATCAGGAATGTCTTCTCCAGTGCTGGGTCCTGGCTGATTAGCGCCGGTAGGAACGTGATCCAGGGTTTCATTAACGGCCTGAAGTCCATGTACGGCTCAGTGAAGTCCTCACTGGGTGGCCTAACTAACAGGCTGACGTCCTGGAAGGGCCCTGCCCCCGTGGACCGGGTGATCCTTAAGGGTGCGGGTCAGATGGTGATGCAGGGTTTCATTAACGGCCTCGAGTCGCAGTACTCGGCAGTCAGGGACTCCCTCGAGGGCTTCACCAACACCCTGAGCAGGGATGTGGCACCAGAGATCTCGGCCACCGTCTCGGGGAACTACGAGAAGTCGGTGAAACGCCAGTTCGGCAACATGGACCTCGAGGCGCCTGCGCAGGGTGGTCGCACTTCTGGTGGCACCACGGTCAACATCACCAACAACTATCCGCAGGCTCAGCGGGACTCGAAGACCCGCGATGACGTCGCGGACGCTATCCGCCTGGCCGCGAGCATCTAGGATTAGAACATGAGCAGTGAGTATCACCTGAATGGGGTAGACCTGGACCAGCCGGGGAAGTGGCGGGTCATGGAGGGCACCCTCCTGCCAGCTGTGCCGGAGCCGCGCCTGACGTCCACCGAGGTCCCCTCCAGGAGTGGCGTCATCGACGGGGCGGCCACGAGGTTCGGCACGTTCAAGGTGACTGTCGCGCTCATGGTCGAGGGGGAGGACAGGGCCTCCCTGGATGCGAACTGGCAGGCCCTCATGGCCCGCCTGCGGCTCTCCGGGGCCCTGGGCGTACTCCAGCACCGCCCGGCCGGCGCTAACCCCAGGGAGGCCCGCGTACGGCTCGTGAGCGTCGCCCAGCCAACATGGAGGTACGGGGAGTGGGCGATCGACACGACAGTCATATTCGAGGCCGTTGACGGGGTGTGGCGCGACGTGACCCCAGTGGAGGTGACGCTCCCTAACCTCGACGGCCTGGCGGGCGGTTCAGCCCCAATCACTGACGCCCTGCTGAAGCTCGCCCCTACCGCGAACACGTGCACCATCAAGGACGTCACCTCGGGGACGTCGCTCACATGGCGCGGCACCATGGAGGGTGGCCAGAGACTCCTCATTGACGTGGCCCGCTATGACGCCTGGAGGCAGGTGTCCGAACGGTGGGAGCCCGTTCCGGGTGTCCCTAGCAGGGCGGCGGAGATCAGCATGTCCCCGGATGGGTTCCAGCTCACCCCCAACAGTGAGGGCAAGATCGTCCTGCAGGTCACCGGTACGGCGGGCTCGATCCGGGCGAGGAGGGCTTACTGATGCAGCGCACCTACTTCCCCGGTATGCAGCTCCGTGCGGTCGCCTACGTCGTCCAGGGGGACCGTATCGGGGTGGTCCCGGACGTCCTGGAGATGACCGTAACCACCCCGCGTGGCGAGGCGCCTACCCTGTCTCTGTCGTACGCGCCTGGCCCTAACGCTGTCCGTGGCAGTGTCCTTGAGGGCGAGGTTGAGGTTGCTGTTGAGGCCACCTTCGACGGCGACACGTGGGAGGAGCTACCTGACGCCAGGTTCGTCACCCAGAAGACCGAGCACAACCTCGTCAATGACGGCACGGACTCCCGCAAGGTTGAGGCCATCCACGTCAGTGACTACATGAAGGAGGCGCTGGTCTGGTCCGTCCCCGAGGCGGCGAAGGACAAGGAAGGCAAGTTCAAGTTCCTGTCCAAGAACGCTGGGGAGATCATCGGCACGGTTTGGCAGGCCGCCGCCAAGCGCGGGTGGGGCAAGGGCCTCACCCTGGACGCCACCACCACGACCGACTCCGCCAACCAGCGGTGGGCGAAAGTCGTCACCCTCTACTTCGACCCCTCTATCAGCATCCTTCAGATCGTCGACTCTCTCCGGGATCTGGGAATGATTGACACGGTGTGGCAGGGCCGCACCCTGAAGATCTATAACGCTGACACGACGCAGGCCAGGGATCTCACGTCCTCCAGGATATGGCCCCTGGCGACCACCCTCACTGGGGCCCCGGAGGCGGCAACCTGGGCTGACATGTGCACCGACGTCCTGGTGAAGGGCGAATCCGGCCGCACGTGGCTCATCCACAATGACACCGCCCCGAAGTCCATGCGGCGCGTAGAGAAGGTCGTAGAGGCGGGCGGCGTTGAGCTCGAGGCAACCGCGAGGCTAGTGGCGGAAGCCACCCTGAAGTCCGGGGCCCATGTCAGGGAGGAGATCAAGCGCGAGTGGGCGGCGCCTGACGTGCACCTGCTTCCATGGCAGGACTACCGCCTGGGCGACTGGATGATGGTTGAGCGACAGGGCGGCATGGAACGCCTTCAGGTCGCACAGATCAGCGTCACCCAGAAGGAGCAGATGGTTTCAGGGCACACCACGTTCGGGACGGTCCTGGATAGCCTCCTGGGGCGGCTCACGAAGCGCACGAAGGGCATCGTGGGGCTCGCTACCACGAGCGGTACCGGGGTGCGCCCGAACCCTCCCGTGTCGAAGAACTGGCCTGTCCCACCCCAGGGACTAACGGGATCCACTAGGGCTGCGGTCGGCCAGGACGGGTGGCCTACCGCAGTCGTGGAGCTCCAGTGGGGGAAGGTGGATGCCGACGCCCTGGGAACGAAGGTGGATGTCACCGGCTATGAGGTCTCATGGCAGAACGTAAAGCTTAGTGCGGAGCGCTCCGGCTCGTACGTGACGAAGGGTGCGGAGGCCACTACTGCGGCTATTGCGCCGCTCGAGGTGGGGGTGGAGTACCGGTTCTGGGTGCGGGCCCAGACGCAGGATGGCGTGGGGGCGTGGTCTCAGCCTCTCATTATCACGACCGCCACGGACGTGACGCCTCCCCCGGTGCCTCCGGTGCCGCGCCTGTCGCAGACTCTCGGTGTGCTTAACGTGGGCTGGCTGATGATCGGCGAGAACGGGGAGTCCATGCCCGCTGACTTTGCGGGCGCTGAGGTGAGCGTGCAGCTCCCCGGCGTGGCGCCTGGCGTGTTCAGTACTATGCCCACCCCGGTGCAGCGGATCTCCCTGGCCGGGTTGGAGATGCGCGAGTATGAGGTGTGTATGCGCACCTATGACCGCGCCGGGAACAGGTCGGCCTGGGGTAGGGCTGCGACTATCACGCTGAAGCAGAATATCGACGCTGACGCTATCGCTAAGCAGGTCGAGGACAAGCTCAATGGTAGTGACGCCATGCAGCAGGCGGCCCGTGAAGGCACCTTGAAGGAGATGCGTCATCTGACGGATGCGATGACTCAGGTGGCTACGAACCTTGTCTCGTCTGGACCTGTGCCGCCGGACAGTGGGACAATTGGCTCTAGCATGTGGATTGCCCCTGATGGGCGGATCTTCGTTCTCAGGGCGGAAGGAGACAGGTAGTGCAGCCTTATAGTGCAGCGAAACAGTGGAGGGATGGCTTCGGCGCGAACGAGACCCGCATCACCGCGGCCGACCTGACGCACATTGAGGACGGGATCAGTGCCGCCACCCAGGGGGTGACCAACCTAGAGACGAAGGTTGACGGCCAGCCTGCTGAGATCATGAAGCAGGTCCAGTCGATCGCTGAGGGCATCAAGACTCTCGTGAACAAGGTGACGCCGATCGGCGCGATCATGATGTATGGTGCGGAGCGGGACCCGGAGGGGTGGATGCGCTGCGATGGCCGCCTCCTTGACCGGAACGCTTACGCGAAGCTGTACTCCGTGATTGGTCTCACCTACGGGTCTACCACTGTCAGTAACTTCCGCATCCCCGACATTCGAGAGCGGTCCGTTGTCGGCTCTGGCGACGGCAGTCGGTACAACATCGGCAACAAGGGCGGTAACACCACTATCACCCTGTCCATTAACCAGATGCCCGCACACACTCACGAGATTGGCGAGTCCGAGGACTCTTCCCGCCGCTTCCAGGCCCGCACCTCCGGTCAGGACATCGGTATCGGCTCGAGCGGGTACACGTACCTCACCTCCACCGGCAACAACTCCGGCGGCCGCAGCCCCATCGCGACGTCCGTGGGCGGGTCGCAGCCGATCGACGTGAGGTCACCCTACTTCGGCCTCCCCTTCATCATTAGGGTGTCCTGATGCCTGGGCCCACTAAGCCATTCCTCTCCCCTGAGGGAGCTCGGGGCGGCCAGTATGTGACCGTCCCGGCGTTCGCCTCCCCTGGGCACTCGTCCCCGTCGAACACTAGGGACGCCCCTGGGTCGACGATCGTCTACTCGCCGAAGGGTTGGCGGTGGGAGGAGGCTGGGGATGACTACTCCAAGACGGTCTCCAAGCTCACTTCGGCCACGATGGAGTCCGCTGTTCGCCGCATCAAGACGTCCATGGGTGAGGTGTTCTATATTCGTGGCACCGCGGATACTCGCCCCCCGTTTAATGGGGCTTCTGTCGGTGACACGTGTCGCGTGCAGGATGCCCAGACCCTAGACATCGTTGCCGAGTGGAAGTGGGATGGCGCTACCTGGGAGCGCATGCGGGTCACGAGCGAGCAGATCAGCAACCTCGACGTCGGCAAGCTGACCGCAGGCGCAGCCAACATCGCCGAGATCACGGCCCGGAAGATCGCCTCCGACGTCGGCCGCTTCCTGGAGATCACCACCGACCAGCTGACCGTCACCGGCAACGCCTCCTTCGTGAACGCGACCGCCCACCACGTGTGGAGCGCAATCGTGACTGCCGGAGAGGGAGAGTTCGAACGGATCAAAGCCGGAATGCTGGACGCCAACTCAGTGAACGCCTCCAACATTCAGGGTGGCGCGATCGACGGCCAGGTAATCACCGGAGCCACATTCCAGACATCCAAGCGAAACAATGAAGGCATCAAGATAGACCCGTGGGGCTTCCGCGCATACAAGCCCAATAGCAGCAGGGTGGCATTCTCCGTTAATGCCGCCACAGGCAGCGTGTATGTTGACGGAGACGTCGGTATCACTGACTCCTGGTCCAAGGCCCGATTCGTGGACATCATCGAGCAGCTATCCGGTAACGATGTGGGCCAGCGAGGCGACCGCTGGGGTGTTGGCCTGGAGATGAACAAGATCTCCGCGCCCTTCAAGTACTCCGCCCTGGTA